GTGACACGGGCAAGAAGGGCGACACGGGTGCGCAGGGTCCCGTGGGTCCGGCAGGTCCGCAGGGTGAGAAGGGCAAGAAGGGCGACACGGGTGCGCAGGGTCCTAGAGGAGCCACAGGAGCTACTGGTGCAACAGGACCTCAAGGACCACAGGGACCGCAAGGGCCTGCGGGAAGCACGAGCTACGCGGCATACTCGGCGCAAGTCACGCCGAATATCAAGGATAGTCAACTGTCAGCGGGTTTTAATTATGCGCCGGAAGGCGGGGGCACATGGGCGTGTCACTCAAATGGGAGGACACTCACGGTCGCCGCCAGCGGCACAAGAATACCGGAGGCTGCCTGTTGTTTCAGGGTAGCATGACATAGGAGAAAGATATGACTATCACATCACACGTTTTCACAAGTGAAGGTTCCGGATTGCAGTTTGACCTCTCATCCGTGCTTGTACGCCCTGATGGAAGTTTCGTCATAACATGGATAAATTCCCCTTTTGGGGATGTGCCGTACCACGTCCCCGACAATGAAGAATTTCACGGTATGTATACAGAACTGGCGGAATACAGAAAAGCGCACCCGGAGTGTTTCTCCCCTGATCCTGATTTTCAGGAGCCTTCCCTTGACGATTTGAAATCAGCTAGAAAAGCACAGATTGACGCGGAAACGTCCGCAGCAATCCTCGCCGGGTTCGACTATGCCGTGGGCGGAGTCACCTATCATTTCAGCTATGACACCTTTGACCAGCAGAATTTTGCGGATACGGCGAACGTCTGCCTGATGAAGCAATCGGGAATGCCGGGCCTGCCGGACTCCGTAACGTGGAACGCCTACACGCCGGGCGGTGAGCTTGAGCGCTTGACGTTCGACGCATCGGGCTTCCTCGCGCTCTACGCGGGCGGGGCCATGAAGCACAAGAACGAGACGATGCAGCGCGGCGGGGAACGCAAGGCGGCTGTGGAGGCCGCGACCACGCCGGAAGAGGTTGAAGCCGCATGACCTACGAGTTGCGCGCGGCGTATGTACAGGCGGTCGAGCGCTTGGTGTACGACTGGCCTGAAGTCTATACTGAGTTGAATAAGTAACGGTTACGGCACCACGCGGTTGACTCTGTATCAGCCGCGTGGTAATGAATTCAACGAACGGGCGAATGTGAGGATCTTTACAGAATGGCGAAAATCAATCCTTTGGTCTACAAAAACGACAGCCATCGGCCAGCGGGAGACGGGGATACGTTGAAGCCCTCGCTCATCCCGGTTGACTCGTCTGTGCAGGGAAAGTCTCTGCTCAAGAACGATGTCGATAAGGGCCTTTCGGCTGTCGCTGCCGACGCGCTTTCGGGCGATGCGGACAACGCGCTGAAGCTTGGCGGTGACGGCGCGTTGATGTTGCGGCTTTCCGACGTCGTTTCGGCGGACGGAGACAGTATTCTTGAGCTCGGAACGGATAGGAAGCTTGCGGTAAAGCCGCGTGAGCTTTCCGCCGACGAGAACAACTATCTCCGTTACGGCAACGACGGCGGCTTCTACATCTCCGGTTCGGATATCCTGTCCGATACGGCGGGCAACCCTCTTACCACGGGCGCAGACGGGAAGATTCTTCTGAATCCTTGTCTGTTGCCGAAGATTCCGCCTATCGTTTCTGAGCAGGCGGGAAACCTCATTACCAAAGACCGCGCGGACGATAGCGCCCTCCTGCTCCATACGGACGTCGTGTCTCCCGATGCCGGGAACATGATTGCCTCCGACGCGGCGAACAAGCTCAAGGTGACGGCGGCCACCGTTTCCTCGGCCAATGCCGCGAACTGCATCACGGTCGACGACTCCGGGCGGCTTATTGTACTTCCGGCTTCCATCATTGACCGTGGTGACGGGTGCCTGCCGGATAACCTCATTGTCCTCAGCAACGCCAACAAGCTTATGCTCAAGCTTGGGCTGCGCTACGATGCGCTCTCGGGGCGTCTGGATTTGCTCGACACCCACAACGCCGTCACCGCCTCCGTGTCTATTCCGACGGCGACCTCCATCTTGGAGAGCGTGACGCTTGAAGACAATCCCGTCGGCCAGCCTGAGGGTCGGTATCTGCACTTCACCTTCCGCAAGTCGGACGGTACGGTCGTGAACACCTACGTGGACATGTCGTCCCTGAAGGATGTGTATACGTCCGGTAAGGGCATTGAGATTCACGACATGGCGGTCAATGTGAAGCTTGCGCCGCGTGATTCGGGGCTTTCCTTTGACGAGGCCGGATGTTTGCAGGCCGGATTTACCGACCTTGCCGGTCCGGGTCTTGTGATTACCGAAGACCCCGAGAGCCTCGGCAAGCAGTTCGAGGTGGCGGTTTGCGAGGGTATTACGCTCACCAAGCACTTCACCCATGATGGGACCGAGGTGCGTGCGGTGGCGGTCAATCTTGACCCTGAGCAGAAGATTCTTGGGCTTGTCCCTGACCCTGATGAGCGGGCTTGCCCGACGCTTGGGTCGAAGCTCGAATTTACTGCCGCCTCCGTCGCCGAAACGCTTGCCGCTGCGGACATGGTGCTGAATGGTTTCGATGGTCAGGTCGTGGATACGTTCCGTTTCTCCGGTCCTTTTACGGCGGTAGAAAGGGATGCGGGTGCTGGCACGCCCCCCATTGTCAGATTCAATCTCAGCGAAGCGGCTGATGCCGTAGGCAATATCGTCGTCGATGCTGATACGAACGAAGCCGAGCTTTATATCAAGCCGGATGAAACTGACCTCTTCCTCGGCGTGAATGCCGAGCACGAGCTGACTGCGACGCTGAAGACGCGGTGGGACGATGACAAGAGCTCGGTGGAAATCATCGGCCGCGAAGAAAAGCTCGCTTCTGAAGTTCGTGTCCCGGTGCTTAAGTCGTACACCACGACGCCGACGATTGCCGAGAAGGAAGGCCATCGGTTCCTCAAGGTTGATTCCGCATCGACGCTTGCGGACACGTCCGTTGTCAATGCTACGGCGGCTGAAGTACAGCTTCCTGACGACGTGGTGGTGACGGCGGTCAAGACGACTCCGGTATTTACGACGGAGACGCTTGATAGCGGTCCTGCGGTCACGAGTATGCAGGTCGAGGCGGAAGTAACGCAGAGCGACGGCACCAAGATTGTGGCCACGGCCGAGAAGGTTCAGGTACCTATGCCGCGTACGCTGGCGGCGATCTCTGATACGCTTGCCCTCGTGGACCGGGAAGGTGTCAAGTACCTGACGGCCAAGACCACGGCCACGATGGACAGCGGCGCGCCTATAGAGTCCCCCCTTGCGAAAGTGGCGTTGCCTCCCACGGTGGAGTCCCTTTCCGGCACGTTGACCGGAACCAATACGACCGCCGACCCGTGGGCAATCAAGCTGACGCTCACAATGACTGATGGTACGAAGGTGGAAGGCGATGTGAATTTGGCGGCTATGGTACAGCAGCCGTAAATCGATCATTGTTTGCTACCTGCGTATATATTCAATAACCTATAAATAGGAGTTTCCAGTTATGGAAGGTCTTCCGGTTTCTTATTCGCTGAACAGTGGCGATAACGGCAACAATTGGTGGGGCGATTTTATTGGTGCCGCTATCGGTGGTGCCGCCGGTGCCGCTTGGGGGCGTGGAAATAATAACGGGTGCTGCGGGAATGGCGGTGGCGGTTGCTGCAACAACAACGACCAGTTCATCATGGACACGCTGACCACCATGCGTACCGACGTTAACGGCATCGGTCGTGATCAGCTTATCCAGACGCAGCAGATCGGGCAGGGGATTTGTCAGGGATTCGGTGGTATCGCCACCGAGATTGCGAACCTTGGCAGCCAGCTGTCGCAGGGCCAGTGCCGGACGGAAGCGGCTGTTCTGACGACCGGTCTGAACGGCCAGATTCAGCAGAAGGACAACACGATTGCTCAGCTCAATGCCGCTCATGCCGTCGAGATGCAGGGCATGAGGAATACCTTCGATATCGTGAGTTCCCAGAAAGACTGCTGCTGCACGACCAATGCAAACATCGAACGGCAGGGCTGCCAGACCCGCGAAGTCATTCTTGCTGAAGGGTGCGCCACTCGTGCCACCATCCGTGACGAACAGGACAAGACCCGTGCGCTTATCAGCCAGCTTGACCGCGAACAGCTTCTCCGTGAATCTGCGGCCAAGGATGCCAAGATTGCTCAGCTCGAAGCCTTCCAGTTCAATACCGCTCTTGCCGCAGGCAATGCGCAGCAGACCCGCAATGAAATGCAGGGCCAGACCGCGCTCATTCTCGCAGCGCTTCGTGACCGCACGCCGGCCTCCTCTGGCGGTGCATCCGCCTAAATCCTCTCTTTAAGGAGAAGCACATGCCTATCAGTCTTGTGATTTCACGGGGCAAGAATGGCGGCGGAGGAGGTAGCCGGGATGAGTCGCGGCGGGGAGAACCCCGCAACGAATCTCAGTACGAGAGTCGAGGCGAAGGCCGCAATTTCATGCGTAGCGGCGGGTATTCCCCCGAAGACACCATGCGGTTCGTCGATGATGAAGGACGCAATGAACCTCGTCAGCTTGGGTATTTGCGTGCTCACGAAGGCGGCGGACGCCAAGATGAAACGGTCGAGCATCTCAAGCACGAAATCAAGCGGCTCAGCGAGCAGCTTGAACGTATGATGGGCAAGGGTGGTTCCAAACGCGACAAAGGACTTGAAGAAGTCGTCGCCGGGGCCGAACGCATCATGCCCGAACTTATCCTCGATGCTGCCGAAGTCGTCGAAAATCCTCCCAAGACATGGGATAAGTATCTCAAGGAAGGCAAGATTGCGGACATCATCCGCATGGAAGGTAAAGAGTTCATGACTGCTATTGAAAAGGCGGAGAGTGTGGAGCATTTCCTGAAGGAAGCGACGCATACTCTGGCGGCAGTCATGATGTTCTGCGCCGAAAAGTAAGCCTGAGCATAAGGAGCGTATGCTATGGCCTCTGAATACAGACAGATTTTCCCATCCGAGCTCGTGTTTGAGAACATGAAGTGGCGTCTCATATACGACCCGGCGAATCCTGTGATGGTGAAACCGGACCTCAGCCATTCGAAAGTCGTACGGTATACGTGTGATGCCGTGAAACTGTCGGGGCAGGATAACCCCTTCTATCTGGCGACGTTGAATATCGTCATCCCGGCGCAGCCTCAGAATGGGGATGTGGTGACGATGGACAGGATGCTGTTGGGGGTACGTATTTACCCGCAGCCGATTGCCGGGCTTGCGCAGATCAAGCCTGCCGAGCTTCTCTATTATGTGGCCGAGCCTGTTTTCGGAACTGAAGGCAGCCGGGCGCAGACGCTGTTTAATCTGCTGATTGGGCAGGCGTACGAAGAGAGCAAGAAGCAGGATGAAACTGTGGACCGTACATGGGGGCATGACCTTCTCTGTGCGGCCACCGAGCCGGAACAAGCTTCGGAGGGGAATGAATCATGAGTTGGTCGACCGAAACGGAATTCGACGTAACGAAGCGTCTGTTGAAAAGGGCCAAGCAATACGACCGTCAGTTTCAGACTGCCCCCGAACTGCTTTCTGTTGCCGTGAAAGGCGCGATGCCTTGGGCAGCTTCGGTAGTTCGGGGGCAGCATGTCCCGGTATCCGTACTTGAGACGCTGTGTGCGCAGCTTCTCACCATCGTACTGGCGAGTGAGGCGGACGATTCTGAGCCGCAGCAGTAAGGAGGCAGCTATGCAGAATTCGTTGTCGCCTGCGCGGTGGCCTTCCTTGGCACAGGACTTGGCGATTATGAATGCGCCGAGTTCTCCCATCACAGACCTTTCGCAGATTTTTTCTGCTTACGATATAGATGAGCCGACGCTTTGTCGGCTTTTGACTACCCCCAAATTTCAGGTCATGGTCAAGGCGGCCATGCAGGACATGCGCGCGCTCGGCAACAAAGCGGCGCATGTTTATCGTTCGCAGACGCTCGCGCAAGCTCTTTCTGAGCATCTTTATACGCAAGCCATCAGTGGCGCGATAGAGGCGAAGGAAGCATTGAAACTTCTTGAACTTTTGCTGAAGTCGAGCGGGTTGATGAATGAAGGCAAGGAAGCCACGGTCAATGTGCAGACAAACGTTGGTGTGAATCTTCCCGTGCCGCAGGGTCTCAGTAATCCGAAGCTCGACCACCTCAAGGTAGTGGAGGGGGCCACGGATGTTTAACTATGTCATGTCCCCTACGGGGAAAGAATTCCACGAGTGCGACGCCAAAGTGAAGATGCTGTGCGGGCCTTTTGGTTCCGGCAAGTCCTGCTGTTGCGCTGTGGATGTTCTGACTTACGCCTGCGCGCAGGCTCCAGCGCCTGATGGCGTACGGTATTCACGGGCGGGCATCGTCCGTTCGACGTATCCGGAACTGCTCTCAACCACGCGGCGGTCGCTTGTTGAAGTCATGCCGCAGGGATACGGCGATATCAACATGGCCGGGTCGCCCATGATGGGCGTCTATCGGTTTCCTTTAGCTGACGGTACCACGGTCAATCTGGAGCTCCAGCTTCTCGCGTTGCGCACGCCGCAGGACGAGCCCCGCGTCCGGTCGTTGAACTGGACATTCGCATGGATTAACGAAGCGACGAGTATCTGCCCGGAAGTCATGTCGTTCGTCCTTGCTCGTGTCGGGCGTTTTCCTCCTGCGGATATGGGCGGCATCTCGTGGGGCGGCGTCATCATGGATTTCAATATGCCGGAATCGGGGTCGTGGCTTTATGAGTACATGAACAATCCGGAGGACAATTGGAAGCTTTTCCGGCAGCCTCCAGCCGCGTTCAAGATTTCCGATGAGAACGGAACTCGATACGAGATGAATCCGAATGCGGAGAATCTTCGTAATCTCGGTTCGAAGGAACCGGGCGATCCTGAAGACTTCCCGGCCGAGTCTCGTGGGATGCGGTATTACGACAACCAGATTCGGTCATGGCTCAAGCAGGGGCGGACGGACGTCGTCGATAATCTATATTGCATGTTGGACGTGCCCATCATTGATGGCAAGCCTGTCTATCCTGATTTTCGTACGGGCAAACATGTGGCGGACGTCGAGATACAGCCGCTGGCATTCCATAATGTCATCATCGGCATGGACCAGTCCGGCATTCATCCGGCCGCCGTCATCTTGCAGAATCAAAATGGCAAGTGGTGCGTGCTTGACGAGCTTTACGCCGACGGCGAAGGGCTTGAGAATTTCCTCTATGGGATGCTTGTACCGCTTCTGCGCACCAAGTACTCGACCAATGAAGTCGTAGCGGCCATTGACCCGAGCAATACTCGTGATTCGTGGCAGGCGATCACGCCGAAGCGCAGGCTTGAGGAATTGGGTATTGTTGCGGTGACGGAGATATCGAACAGCCCCAAATTGCGTATTCAGGTCGTGGAGCATATGTTGAATGTAGATACCGGTGGGTTGCTTGTGAATCCGACATGCAAGCTGTTGGTTAAAGGCTTTCAACATGAATATCGTTATAGGAAGCTTCGGGCGTCCGGGTCGGCGGGAGAAGCTTATACGCCGTCGCCCGAGAAAAATGAGGTTTCCCACGTCCATGATGCTTTACAATACGCGGCTTTACTTATAAACCAAGGACAGAGGACTGATTCAAGGCAAGTGCAACGGCTATCTGAAAGTATTCAGAGCAAGCGTAGAGTCCTCAGCAAAATTCTTTAGGCGGCATCATGAGCGACGAAAGCAACGATAGCATCAAGTGGTTGCAAGAGATTGAAGATATTCCGGCCAAGGCTGAAGATCCGTTGGCGCGGGAAGTTTTGCGTCGTTTCAACGGTGCCGTCTCGTGGCAGTCCAGCGAACAGGTGAATGGTAAGAGCCTGCGCACGGTGCTCGAAGAATGCTGGCAACAGCAGAATGGTGTGCTTTCCTGCGCGGACAAGGAAGTGGCTGCTACTTTGGGCGTCGATGCCGTTATCAACATGACGGCTTTGAAGACCGGCACGGCGATGGCGTATCTGCGTGATTCCCTTATTGGAGGGAGTTCCGAGCTGCCGTGGGTCATCCGGCCTACGCCGCGTCCAACGTTGTCTCCTGATGCGCAGGATGCGGTCCTTGATGAGCTCAAGCGTGAGTTCTTTTCCGGGCAGTATATGGACGGCCCGAGTATGATTGCAGGCATTCAGCAATTGAAGCGGATGCAGGCGCGCAAAGAGCAGGAAAAGGCCGAGAGATCGGCCACGGCCATGATGTACCTCATCGAGGACCAATGTGCCGAGGGCGGTTTCAATCGGGCGTTGAATGATTTTCTTCAGTATTTTACGGTTTATCCCTTCGCTGTTTTTACCGGACCTTACATCGTACGAGCACCGAAGCTTATTTGGGGCAGACATAAGCCACGTATGAGCACGGAGGTCTTTCCCGCTTTTCGTGCGGTCAGTCCGTTCGATTTCTGCTATTCTCCTGATTCGCCTGACACGCAGCGCGGTTCCTGTGTTTTTACAAGGACGCTCTGGACGCGGCGTCAGCTTTTGGACGCGACCAAGCTTCCCTCATACATAACGAAGAACGTGCTGGATTTGTTGAAAGATTGCGACAGCAACGTTGACTTCAATCTCCAGTGGCTCAGTCGCGCTCCCGATTCCCCGCAGCGGAATCTTTCTCTGTGGAGTTCCAACGTTTCGCCCATCGAGGTACTCACGCATTACGGTGTACTCTCCGGGCGGGAGTTGTCCAATTATGAACTGACCGGACTTGACGACGACGAGTTCTATAACTGCGAGATTGCGATGGCCGGGCATAAGGTCATCATGGTTAAGGTGAATCGGGACCCGAGAATGGACACTCGTCCCATTTACACCACAAGTTTTTACCGGACGAACGGCGACCGCATTGCCGGTGACGGCATTGCGCAGCGTCTACGGGATGTAGAGCGCGCTTATCAGGCCAGCTTGCGGTATCTTATGCGCAACGCGGCGAACGCTTCTGCACCGCTCTGTGAAGCTGATTACAACCGGCTCATCAAGCACATGTCCGAGGGTGATTTCGGCAATGTGGTGCCGGGCATGATGTATTTGGCCGATAGCGATGTGAGCAACCAGCAGCAGCCTGCGCTCCGTTTTTTCAATATTCCTTCGAATATCCCCGCGTACATGCAGCTGATGGAGATGTTCATGCAGATCGGTGACCGGGTGACGAACATCCCGGCGGCACTGCATGGCGAAGCGGTGGGGTCTGGCGCGATGCGCACTTTCCGTGGGATGTCTATGTTGCAGGGGAACGCGACGAAGGCTTTCCACGCGGCTGTAAGTAATCTGACGACGGATGTGTTTGAACCGCTCGGAACGCTCCTGTATAATTACAACATGTTGTATTCACAGGATAAAGACGTTAAGGGCGATTCGCAGATTATCACGAAAGGCGCGGAAGGGCTTCTTCAGAAAGAGATGGAGAAGCAGAGCGCGATGGAGATATTGCAGCTTGTCGGTTCTGCCGGAGCTTCATTGAACGGCGTTATCAATGTCGCACCTGTGCTTGCATGGAGTTTGAAGAAGCTTTTGGGCAGTATGGGTGTGCCGGATGATGTCATTAGTGCGACTGGCGCGCCGACGCCCTCCGGAGCTGGAGTAACTGGCGTGACGGCGGGTCCTGACCCGAATCCCGCGCCACCATCTCCGGAAGGAGAAGGTGTTATGGCGGATGTGAATGGAGGCGAATCGTGATGTTGTGGGATACGCCGAAGCCGCAGAAAGGGACGTGGTTCTATAAATTCTGCGCATTCTTCGTAGATCATATCAATTTCTGTGAAGGCTACTATTATGGCACTGAGATAGAAAAGCCCGAGAATACTATCTATAACTGGTTGTATTCTCATTGGCTTTTTCCTTTCAAGCAGAATGGTTGCGTGTGCTGTAATGCGGTGCGCGGTGTGTTGTATGGAGCGGTAATCGGTTTCATTTTCGGGAGTTTCCTATGAGTGCTGTTCCTCTTTATGAAGCGACGAACGATACGGTTTTTTCCAGCGTTTTCGACGTCGCGCCGCGAAAGGTCTGTGTTCTTTTTGTAAGCGGTCTTGCCAAGCATAAGGTGCGGGTGGACCAGAAGGAAATCGTGTCGCCGCAGGCAGTCTGTATCCGGCGTCTGATTTTCGACTACATACCGTTGTTGAAGCCTACGGCCTGTGATTGGGTTTTCCGCATGAGCGACATACAGGAAAATAAAATTGTCGACCAAGTGGTGACGTCCATTCATTCGTGCTGGCAGTTGACACGGTGTAATAATCTCGGCATCATTGGGGTGCCGGGAAGCTATCGTATGGAATTGAATGACGTAACGGCCATCGGCAAGGTACAGGTCTACGCCGAGATGTTCGACGCTGATGCGTTCCCGCCGCACGTCAAGGACCTTTTCTTCTCCTAGGAGATTCCGATGAGCGATTCTTGTTGTTCTCTTGAATTTGCGAGAGGCGGCGTGATTGACGAGTCTTCCGTCACCAACTCGCAAATTGTAAACTCTACCGTTCAGGCTTCGACGATTACCGCAAGTTCGATTGAGATGCTGGCCAGCATCGATGCGGCTTCCGCTGTCGTTATTGCGGAAGCACTTGCGAAGCTTTCTTCGGCGCAGCTCAAATCGTTGGCCGAGGCCATCCACAATGCGCATGGTGCTGTGTACGGTGCGGAGCCTGTGAGGTCTTCCAGTGGCGAAGAGCTGCCTACTACGGTGGTCGGCCAGCGCACTTTCCTGCTCGGTGAACCGGACGCTTGGGAGATGCGCAAGGACGGATTGTGTGCCCCGGTATTCCGTTCTAAATCGTGAAGTGGGTAAGGAGTTTTCCTATGTCATCGAAAAAGAAGGAACCTGTTATGGAGAAGAAGTCTGAAGCGCCGAAAGACGCGCGTACGCAGGCTATCCTTTTCCAGCAGGATTTCGAGCGGCAGATGCGCGACACCCGACGGCGGATGAATCCCGCATCGGGACATATCTATGAGTCCATGATGGGGCTCAGATACAAAGGAGATGCGTAATGGCATGTGGTCGTTGTGGAAACAACAATCGCGGTACCGGAGCGCCTACGGTGGTGACTTCCGGCAGGCCGGGCGGCAATACGCCGCGTCCGGGCGCTCCTACGGTGGTGACTTCCGGCAAGCCTACGGTGCATTCGCCGCTTCGTGATACCATCAGCGGATTGCGTTATGTACCCAACTCCGGACGATAAGGACCGTGTAAACCGCCTGATGGCTGTGATGGCCGCATCGGGCGTTTATGACGAGTTGATGGAGTATTTTGACTCCGTCGCGAAATACGAACAGGCACTGGCCGAGAAGACCGCATTGAACGCGCTTCTCCATACGGAGACCACACCGCTTGCGCAGCGGCAGTTGGGGCGTGCGGCGGCTTATCAGGACCTTGTGCAGTTCATGAAGAAGTTCAAACAATAGGAGCGAACATGGACCAGCAGGCAGTCTCCAAGATTCCGGCGGCATTCAGAACTCCTCCGTACAATCCCAACAAGGTGCGTATGCAGGAACCTGTCGAAGACACGAACGCGAATACTACCTCTTCCCCGGCACCTGATGCCGCGTCAACGCCGCAGACGGCCGCCACGCCTGTGGAACCGGCGCAGCAGCCCGTCTATCAGCCTGTACAGCAACCGCCCGTTCAAGCAACTGTACAGCCTGCCCCTACGCCGTATGTGGACCCTCTGGTCCTCCAGCGGCTTGAAGAAGAACGCCGGGCGCTCGCGGAACGTAACGCGAAGCAGGAAGAGGCTATCCGCAGTCTGCTTGCTGAACAGGAGCAGATGCGTGCCAATCTGTCCAGCAAGGAAGTGGACGATGTGCTTAAGACCTTGCCGTTGGACGACCTACAGTCCATCGACAGGGAAGACGCCGAACGAATCGCAAAGGCTGTTCTGAGCGCTACGAAGACGAACCTCGTCGGACGGCTGGAGCAGGACCTCGAAGCGCAGCGCAGGCAGATTGCCGAGGAAGCGCAGCGCCGGGAATATGCGCTTTTGCAGCGCGATGTGGACGCGCGCAACAGGGAAATTACTCGGGTGCATCCCGACTTTTTCGAGTTGCAGAATACGCCTGCCTATCGCGAATTCATGAGCCAGCCGATTGCTCCTCATAGCAACATGACGCGAGATCAATTCGCAGCCGCCGAGTACAAGCGCGGGAACACTGCGTTTGTTATCGACCTGCTGACCCAATTGAAGCAGCAGACGGCTTCTCCCGAATCCGTCATGACTGTAGCTCCTATTCAGACTGCCAGCGGCGCGGCGGTCAATACCGAGGCGGACGCTCCCCAGTACACGCTCCGCGACTTGCTCGACCTGTTCCAGACCGGGCAGTTGACACATGACCAATACCGAGAACAAGTTGCGCGGCTCCGTGCCGCCGGACGCGCATAAGGAGTAAAACACATGGCAATTTTCCAGAGCGCGAGCGGTTTTAACGGGATGGAAGCGTCCCCGCTTGCTCGCGTCGAGTACAGCGACAAGATCATTTCCAAGGTTTATGAAGAGGACTGGCTGCCTCGCATCACCAACACCGAGCTCATCGCTCCTGTCATGGAATGTGCACAGAAAATCCAGATCATGCACGCTCCCGAAGTCGGCCCCATGCGCTCGTATCAGAAGAACCAGCAGCTTGTGCCGAATACCGTGGGCACTACGGCGCGTTGCCTGACCATCTGTAACGCCGCATATCAGGACATCAAGTTCGATATCACGGACGTCAAACAGGCGTGCGACCGTTGGCCGGCCTATGAGGAAAAACTCCTCGAATCCATGTACCAGTCCACGGTGACGACGTTGCGCCGTTTCGTTCTGGGCCGCATGATTGCGCAGGTATCTCCGAAGACTTCGCTGACCGGCGCAGGGCTGAACCATGACATCAACCTCGGCCAGCCCGGGGCTCCTGTGCATGTGACGCCGGAGAATCTTGTCATCCATCTCGGCAACCTTCAGCGTGCGCTTATCGAGCAGAACCGTTGGGACGACGGCGAGATGTTCATCATCGTGCCGCCCATCCTGCGCACCTATCTCGCCATGAGCCCGTATTCCAATGCCGACTGGTCGTGCAAATGCGGCAGTATCATTTCCGGTATGTGGGACCATGACCTCTTCGGCTTTACGCCTATCGAGTCCATCCATGTACCGGTACGTATGGACGCTTCCGGCGCTCTGAGCTTCTACATTCTTGCGGGCAGCAAGAAGGCCACGGCCTACGCTTCCAACATCATCGAATCCCGTCTCGTTACGACTGACCCCAACACCTTCGGCGTGCGGTACCAGTACCTCCTCGTCTGGGGCGCGGAAGTCATCTACGATGACGCCATCGCGATGGCATACTGGACCTTCGACCCCCTGACCAACTAAGGAGAAACCACAATGGCTGAAATTTTCATGTTCCGGGGCGGCACTCCCGATTTTAAAGCGTATCATTGCGAGGGCGATTACGCTCGCTATATGGAGCCTGTCGACGGCCCTCGCATGGATGCCACGCCTCCGTTCAATTCCCATGCGTGCGGCGCTTTCGGGCAGGGCTGGCTGAACCTGCATTACCCCCTCGTGCCGAACCTTTTCGATACCGATGCCCACAAATTCATGCAGGACATGCTGAAGGAAGTGAAGGGCGTCGGGGATCTGCTGCTTACGAACTGGGTTCCGACCCGTTCCTATGTGGACTCCATCTATTTCGAAGTGACCAAGACCGACTCTCTGCTGAACGGTGTGTACATCACGCCTGTGGCCGTGCGCGGTGCGTGGGATTTCACCGAGAACAAGATGAAGTATACCGAGATTGCCAAGCACGCCGCCGCGCTTCAGGCCGCAGGCATTACGCAGTTCCCGCTTGGCACCCCGAAAGAAGATGATGTCATCTACGGCATGGCCAAGCTGAACTCCGACTTCACCAAGCTTCCGCCCACTTTCGGCCACAACATTGCCAAGCGCGATGCGAAGACCGAGCAGCCCACGGGTCCCTACGACTCGGCTTTCGGTACCGTATTCCTTGCGTACAAGATTACCGCCGGGTCGACCGAAGCCATCAAGAACATCTGGAAGTCGAACATCGAAGTCTACATGTCCGCCAAGCTTGTGGCGTTTGACGGCTCTTCGCAGATCGGCTAAAGGAGGCGTATTATGGCAACGACTATCACGGGTCCCGTATCCAAGAATGCCGGGCCTCCGAGTCAGAAGTTCCCCATCAAGGAAAAGCTGTCTTTCCCTTCCGGACCCACCACACCGGCGAGCAACGGGTCCAACGCGCTGCGCGGCGCGATTATGCGGATGAAGGTTAATCCTTCCGGCGGCCCCACATCCAACATTGAAGGGGTGCTGACGAAGGCCCCCAAGAAGAAGTAAGCAAACCAAAGGAGCGTTGGTATGAGCAATTCCCCGGAACGTGTTTTCGATTTCGACGATGCGGAACATCGGAACCAGTATCTTCGGTCTCTCGGGGCCGAGAATATCCTGCCGCCGTTGCCTCGGTCGAAGTATGTGAAGATTAAGGCATCCGGTCGTATCCTGCCTTGGGACCAGCTGCTGGCGGAACAGCCCACGCTTGTGGAGTGCTGTGACGTGAACGGCAATACTGACCCTTCTGCATGGATGCCTGATGTCGAACCCGGGGAACTTTCGGACGAAGAGCAGCGGCTTCTCGTCCTGAAGGCGCAAGCACAACTTTTTGCCGACGCCGACAAGATGTCGGGCGGGTTCAACAGCGGCATTATGGATGAAGAGGTCAAACCTCAACCTGTGGAATATCAGGATGGGGCTGTCCCTCTTGCCGAGATTGCCAAGCTCAAGAACTCGCTCGACGCTTTAGCTGCCGCTTTGGAGTAGGTCATGGCCGTCATTGCCGATATCATCCGTGAAGTCTCTCTTGATCTGAACGATCAAGAACCGGGCCATGAGTATGTTCGATGGCCTTTCGTGCAGTTGCATTCGTATCTGCGCGAGGGGCTTATCGATGTTTCTTACCGGTTGAAGGACCTGTTCACATCGAGTGTCGTCATCGAAGTGGAATCGGGTGAGTATTGGCAGAAGGCGTGTACTTGCACCAAGGTGCTTCGTGTTGTTGGACTATCCACATCGCAAGGCCGCATCACGCGGCGTTTGCGGAGATATCTGGACACGGATGAATTCATATGGGTGGGGGCTCCCGAAGCCCCCTGCCCTGTGCAGCGGGGCAAGGATTATCTGCCACATGGATATTCCATCAATGCGGAGGATCATTCGCGTTTCCGGCTTATCCCTCCGGTGCCGTATGGCGAGAAGCGGCATGTGGTTATAGAATGTTACCGGCAGCCAACAGGCAATGACAAGCATTCCAGTGTGCCGGACGAGATTGTTCCCATGTTGAAGCAATGGATGCTTTACCGCGCCATGATGGTGGATTCCGAGAACAATGCGGCCATCGTGTCCGTCGGCAAGCAGCATCAAGAAACGTACTTCCAGTTGCTCAAGCTCGCCCTTGCGGACCGGGAGGAAGAGGATAAGCAAAATGCTGATTTACGAACCCTACAAAAAGGTTCCTCTCAGTGATTTCGTGAACGAGCTCCGGTTTGAATTTCCTAATGTACCGGACGATATTTTTTTCCATCATATCAGAAAGACGGCGAACACGGCGGCCCGGCAGGGGTCCTTGATTCGCCGTTTTGCTTTACTGCATCCCGAATCTTGTGTGACGCGATACAGGCTCGAGTCTCCTGACGGGGAAGAAATATGCGCTATCCTTGGCATCTACGAAGAGGATTGTTGTCATGGCGTACGTGGCGTCACACGAAGCTATGTACCGCCGGAACAGGGATGCCTGCGTGCGTGCGGACGGAAGGTGGCGTGGTATGACGACGTAGAGGAAGTGTTGCACATTGACCCGGGGCATTGCGGCAGCCAGTTCCGCATCGCACTTGCCGTAGCGCCAGACATGGCGGCATGTGAATTGCCGAAATCATTTTTCGACAGGCATTTTGAATTGTTGCTAACAGGTGCGAAATCCGGCATAATGCTCATGTCCGGCAGGCCGTGGTCGAATCTTCGTCTCGGTGCCGAGTATTATCAGACGTTTAAGCATATGCTCCGCGATGCCGCAGTCTCGGTGGCCAAGCACAAGATGCAAGGCGCAATCAAGATGAATTTCGGGAAGGGATTATGAGTGACGATGCCTATTGTGTTCCTCGGCATGTACCTACATGTGACCAAGTAATCGAGGCCGAACAGACCAAAGCACCGTGCCCGACATGGCGTTTCTGCCTTCCGTGGGGCGGGTCGCTTGCGCAGAACTCTGGCGGGTGCGTAGAGTACACGTCTCCTCGTCTTGTAGATATTCCCGAAGACGGCATCTACGATAAGATTATTATCGCTGACGGCTGTATCGTCGGAGTCGAGAAGGCGGGTATTCCGGTTTACCAAGCGTCTCCGTGTGCGCCTGTGCCGACGGATTGTGAAGGTGGGGATGGCGGCGGGATTAATCCGTCTCCGATGGGCTGCAATATTCTCCGTGTAGACGCCAATGGGCGGCCTTATGTGTGTGTCAGCATACAGGGCGAGAATGGTATCGACGTGTCCGGTACCGGCACGCCGGAAGACCCTATTATTATCACGGGCAATGGTGGCGGCGGTGGCGAGCGTGTGTACGTGCAGGCAGGCAATGACGGCATCAGTGTGACTGGTGACGGCCCTCGAGCCAATCCCTACCGTGTTTCGCATAAGGAATCGGCTGCGGGTATTCAGACGGCAATGGGGCTTTCCATTGATCGTTATGGCCACATCGTCGGGTACACGGATGACGGGAACAAGGGGCTTCAGGCTATTCTTCCCGGAGAAGGCATTAATGTCGAGAATGACCCACAGAAAGGCACAGCGACTGTGTCTCTGGCTCCTGTGATAGGCATTACGCCGGGAGAACATCGGGTAGCCAACTGGGTCATTACAGTCGACGAGTACGGGCGTGTGACGTCCTTGCGCAAGGAATGGACCGTCACGCCCCATACATTCCGTGTGGACTGTGTAGATTATACAGTCAATCAGGATGGGCTTATCTCGAGTATTCGCGACCTTCCGGCGGACGAATGTTCATCTGGTGGCGGCGGGTATACGGATTTGAAAGGCCATCTGGTCCGTTTCATTTCGGTCACAGACTGGAATGGCAGGACATATAATGGCTCGACGGGGCACAATGCTACGAACGTGGCGTCGTTCATAGGCTTCAGTTCTGATGGTACTACTTTGGAAAAGGAGTATGATAACATAGAATTGGGTCCTACAGAAGCGGACCAGTTCCAAGGTAAGGCCAATTACTATGACATCAACTTCACTATGGCGGAGTCTTCGGCTTTGTTCTTCCGTTTTTGGGGGTATGGTAGCTGGACTTCGACAGGAGATACAGAAAGCCCCGACCCATTCCATATGTACACCCGATGGATTGCCGATTTGGATGGTGCACGTATTGTCGACAGCAAAGAAGCGGTTCCGGGCACATGCGTCATGGTTCGGACCAGAGACGTTTATAGTGCCGGACAGCATACCTTACGTATTTACCCGCGCTTGCACACCCCTCAGGCCGCGCAGCTGGAAGAGCCCCAACTCGCTGTGCCTACAGGGGTTGTTGAAATTATGACTACCGCCTTGCGAGGTTAAACTATGCGTGTAACCCTCAGCAATTTTTGCGGTATCATCCCGCGCTATTCACGACATAATCTTGGCGCGCTCAATGCTGAGATTGCGCATGATGTGAAGCTCCGCAATGGGCGGCTGGAAGCGTGGCGCGAGAAGTGCGTGTTCGAAAACAGTCAGACCAACAGTGCGTTGAAGACAGCGGGGACCTTTCATATCTACGGCTGCTGTCCTGTATACTGGCCGTCGCCGTCGGTTGTGTCTGTTGCCGAATTCGCGCCCGACTGGGGGAGGTTCTATGTGACCGGGCGTAGCGCCGATGCGGAAGTCGCTGTCGTAAACCGGAAGTGTCAAGCGGTATATCAGCTCCTTGGTGTCCCGGCTCCGACGACGCCGCCGGTGGCGACAGCAGCCGAGGAGTGTGATCGCCGTACGGACGCGCGCGCTTATTATTATACCTACGTAAATCAGTGGGGAGAGGAATCCGCCCCCTCTCCAGCCAGTAATATTGTTGTGGTCAGGGACGGCGTGTCGGTACAGGTTTCCGGCATTGCGTTGCCGCCGGAAGGGTATGGCATCATCGCAGCCAATCTGTATCGCGCGGCGACCGGTTTTCGTCAGGATGACGTGAAGACTCAAAAGCCTTTGACTGATTTCCTGTACGTCACGACGATTGAATTTCCCACAACGTCATTCACAGATACCGTGAAGATGATTGGGCTCGGGCCTGTATGCGAAACGCAGAAAGTCCGTATGCCGCCGAAGGGGTTGCAGAATATCGTCGCTATCGGCGGAGTGAACAGACTGGCCGGGACAGTGAAGAACCGGGTCCACCTCTCGGAAAATCATCAGCCGTACAACTGGCCTGTGAAGTATGACCTGACGCTCGACCACACCATCATCCATATGGGTGCACTTGACCAGCGGCTTTACGTTACGACTGATGCCGTCCCATATGTCATCGATGTTTCCAGTTGCGAAGATGCAAAGTGCACTCCGGTTATCGACGTTGATACGCCTCTTCCGGATATCAGTTGTGGGCATTCAAGCTCTGCCGTGATGACGCCGCATGGCTATGTCTACGTCTCTCCGCTCGGAGTGACACTTATTGACTCTTCGGCAAAGTGGCATATTTTGACGAAGAAGTGGTTCAGCGAAGACGATTGGGCGCTCATCAGGCCGGAGACTGTCCGCATGGCGTATTGGGAAGGGTTCCTTTTCATTGTCTCGGATACTGTGACGTTTCTTCTCGACATCAATGGGGACCCCTACGGCGATATGAAGGGTGCCGAATTGACGACGCTGTCCGATACGCCTATCGATCTCAAGACCAGCAGCAACGGGACGCTTTTCATGCTGGAAGACCAGACGCTGTACGTGTGGAATTCCGGGGACGAATTGCGGCCGTACCAATGGTTGAGTCGGGAATTGACGGGCGAGCACCATCAGCCGGGCATGGCTGCGGCAACGCCGCAGAGCGGTGCGGCTTTGGGGAATTTGTGGACGCCCACTTCAGCCAAGGTGCGCACAAAGGAAACGGAGTTCACGTTGGTGTCGTCTGTCGGTACCGAGGTGTACCGGCGTATGGTTGTGGGCGAGCGACCTTTCCGTCTGCCCCGTGCGGGGCGTCATCCGTGGTGGCGAGTGCAGTTCAAAGGTATAGAGCCCGTCGAGTTTGCGGACCTCGGCACGTCCTTTTTCACAGTCAACGCAGGAGAGTAGTTGTGAAATATTTCAATTTATCGGAGTTCGCCTGCAAATGCGGGCATTGCGGAGGCGGGGAAGAGCACATGTCGCTGGAGTTGCTGGAGCGTCTCGACCATGCACGGGAAGTGGCCGGTATTCCTTTTGTTATTTCGTCTGGTTTCCGTTGTGAAGTACACAATCGGGAAGTCGGAGGCGTACCCGGGTCGGCGCATACAAAAGGGTTGGCGGTAGACATCCGCTGCAATACTTCGCAGAACCGCTGGAAGATTTTGAAAGGGCTCTTCGCTGCCGGGTTTGAACGTATTGAACTTGCGCCCACATGGATTCATGCCGACGTGGATATCACGAAGCCTCGTCCGTCTGCCTTTTATCCGTCATAGGAGGCCACCATGTCGTTCTGGAGTGCGGTGCCATTCATCGGCACGCTATTAGATAAGATCGGCAAGTTTCTGCCTGACAAGCAAAAGCTTTCCGAGGCGCAGGCCAAGATAAACGAACAGGAAATTGCAGGAGCCCCCGCTTCCCGCCTGCGGCTCTGGCGAAGCTTTCTCGGATGGATACTCGCCCTGTGCTTCGTATGGGAAGTCCCTGTACGATTGCTCATTACTACCTACTTTCCCGATGTCAAATTGCCGCCGCCCATGCTGGATGAAGTCTCGCGTCTTCTTTTCATTATGCTTGGATGGGGAGGATAACATGGACGAGGCAGCAAACAACATATCGCCCCACGAACTTGAAATAGCACAGACTGTCGCGCGGCTGGAAGTAAAATTTGATATGCTGAGCGCCCAGATAGATTCTGTGGTAGACTCTCGGCTGGTGCAGCTTGAAGAGCGTATCACGAAAATGGAGCGACAGTCGCTCTATATGACCGGGTGGGTCGCTGGTGTCGCCTGTATGGTGTCGGCGCTAGTGACATGGTTCCAACGATACTTTTAAAGGAGTACATCATGCCGAAGCGAGCAGCCAAGAAAGGCAAGGCCCCGAATGATTTTCTGAAAAAGGGCAAGGATGAACAGCGGCCGCTGCCTTTCCAGAAGAAGGGCGATGACAAGAAAACCGGCAAAAAGAAGTAGAGTCTGCCATGCCACTGCCCACACCAAAGAAGGGAGAGACAAGACAGGCGTTCGTCGAGCGCTTCATGAAGTCGAATGCGGCCAAGGAATTTCCCACACAAAAACAGCGGCTCGCGGTAGCCTATCAACAATACCGCGGCAAAAAGAAATAAGCGAACCCCCGACAATCACGAAACGGATTGTCGGGGGTTTGTTGATGGCGGGGGCCATCTAGGAAGGTGGAGATAGGGTGGGTAAGAAAAATATAGTGCAGATGTGAATCGGTGTCAAATGGAAACCCTCCTCTTCCTTGACGGTCGAGGAGGGCTTGTGCTAGATAAAGGTTACTACACCAACTGATCTAGCGGGAGCGATGGTCCATGTTGCATTCAGCAATTTCAACCATACAGGAGTTCTTATGTCTAATTTTCTCCCAGTTGTCAAGCTCGAATTCATCAACGACAAGCAGGTTCCGGCGGTCACTTCGCAGCAGTTGGCCGAGGCATTTGGTAAACAACATGCCCATGTTATGCGAGATATTCGCGAGACTACTGCTAAATGTTCGAAATTGTTTAGCGCATCCAATTTTGGATTGGCTGAATATCTCGATGAACAGGGTAAATCCCGGCCAATGTATCTTATGACCAAAGACGGCTTCACGATGGTAGCGATGGCGTACACAACGCCCGAAGCCATGCGGTTCAAGGAAGCCTATATTGCCGAGTTCAACCGGATGGAAGAAACGCTTCGTCAGACTGCTTCGCAGCAACTTTTCGACATCACCGGTATGACGGTCGCCATCTTCAATGCGGCAGGTATCGTCGGTAATCAGCAAGCGCTTGCGCTCGATAAGATCGTGCGAAAGAAGACCGGCGATTCTCCGCTTGAGCTTGCCGAGGTTCAACTTGAAGCGCCAACCAAGCGGCAGCTTCTCACGCCCACACAGCTTGGTGAGAAGTGCGACGGTATATCGGGGCGGCAGATGAACGACCTTCTCGCCAATATAGGCTTTCAGACGAAGGCTCCGAACGGTGGTTGGGAGCCTACTGAGAAAGGAATGCCTTACGCCGTAATGCTGGATGTGAACAAACGCCACTCAGATGGGACTCCTATTCGTCAGTTGAAATGGGATTCAAGCATCCTCGAAGCCTTGCGCAAATATCTTGGCGATGATACGAATGAATGACCCAAGAAGGAGGAATACACCATGATGCATTTTAAGAAGCGCAAGGGCTGCGGCAAGTAGCCCGGCCATACCCCGCCGCATGGCGGGGTTTTGTTTATGTACTTGCCATCCTTTGCGTGTTTCGATATGTTGCAGAGAAATAAAGGAGTGAGTTCATGGGCAAATGGACGATCGACATCTTGGAGCCCGACGACGACATCAATATCGCCGTCGACAATCTCGGAAACGAAATCGGCAAACTCTATGCCGAATCATGGCGAGAAGATAAAGAGCCGCACTATAAAAAGCCATTCAGCCTGAACGTCGCGGCGTTTGCGCAGATGTGGTATGCGAAGACGCTAAAGATTTTCATCGCCTACGACGAACGCCACGAACCCGTCGGCTACCTGATTGGTATGGTTTTCCGTCCGCTGCCTTACGAGGCGTCCGTCTTCAAGGTTGAAGACTGGTACACCCGGGGAGATACTCGGCTTGAGGAAGCGCTTTTCGCTCATGCGGCCCAAGCCATCCGCTATATCGGATGCGACGAGCTTTGGGTGGCCGACGATGCCGGGGACCGGATTCCGCCCGTGCCGGTCGCATGGGTCGAAGAAAACAAATTCACTCTGCGTCGTTACAAGAAGAAGTAAGCTATGGTCTACGCCAGTGATACCGAATGCAATGCAGAACACGGGTCGAACGACCGAGAACATTCAATCTTTGCCGACCTCATTACGGTAGCAGCTGTCGCCGCAGCCGCCTACAATACGAAGAAAGCCATCGACATAGCCGAAGCCGAATGGAAGATGGCAAAAAAGTATTGGAAGATTGCAAAGAACTGGCTTGACTATTACAACGATTTTTACGCTCCGGTAGAAGACCAAGAACTTGAAGAAGCGATGGCTCTGACGGAGCCGGAACCCGAATATGAAGCGGCCAGAGGCCGGGCGCGAATCATTGCCATGATGCAGTTTCGCGGTGCCGTAGACCGGGCGGTACGCTGTACGTCTCGATACTGTACAGGTTTGCGCAACGATATGGTGGCGGAACTCGTCGCGGCAAATGCAAGCGCCGTGGCCTTGGCTGACGGGCTTGGCTATCGGAATGAGCGGGCGTATATCGAAGCCAGAGACGACGAACGGTTCCAGCGGCAGTTCGCCACTGCAAAACGGGGGCGGAACATGATTGCCGACAATGTTTCGCTTGCGAAGGCCACGGCGGGCATTTACGGAGACTTGTGGGACCAGACATGGAAGGGGCTTGAAGGGGCCGGGACTTATCTTGGGTACATGCAGAACCGCAACCCTACCGCCTATCCGACCACATACGTCCAGCAGCGGGAGCAGGCGTACGCCAAGGCGCACGGCCAGATGAACATGAATTCCACGCCCCCGAATTCCGGACCCCAGATGCCGATTGGAGGAGCTGACTGATGGCTCAATGCACTTGTGCCGATCCGACTGCCGTAGCCAATGCCATCAAGCAGCACGCCAGCAAGACCGAAGACGTCAACAAGACGCTCTATGGTTCCGGTCATGGCGGCAAAGACGGCGTTATCGACAGTATTCGTTTCTGCCATTGGGCCGCTCCCGAGTGGGGGGCCAAGGGCGAGAGTGCGTGGAACAAGCTTTTCACGGCGGCGCAACTGGCCGTTGCCGTTGCGAACGCGCTTGCACAGCAGGAGATTGCCGACAAGAAGCAGGACCTTGCCGAGTCCTATTACCAGATGGCCGAGGACAAGTGGAACCGCTTCAAGAACAAATACATGCCGCTTGAGAAGAAGCTGCTGAACGAAGTTTCCACCGAGCCCGTCAAGACGCTTGATTGTGCTGACGACAGGCGTCGGGCCGAAGCAAGCGTGAATCCCGCCTATACGCAGATGCAGAATTATCTGAGGCAGCTCAGGCAGAAGTTGCAGCTTTGCCCGGACGATACGCTTGTCCCCTATCTGGAGACGAAGCAGGCGGTATCGCTTGTTGATACGGTCAATTACAATATGCAGGACGACCAGTGGTTCGTCGACTACAGTAACGACAAGCGTTGGAACCGCCGCAGCAATATCCTGAACCTTGGCCGCAATCTGACCTCCGAGGCGTTGAAGTACGGCGACGTGGCGCGTAATCTGTACAATCAGGTGGGGCAGCAAATCGATCAAGCGGCGAACAGCCTCATGTCCACCCTCGGTTACTATGGGGCTCGTAACGACACGTTTTACCCGACGACGTTCCTCGGCTCGAGCGGGCGCAATGATGGGGGCTTCATCGTCTCCGCGTCGCCGGGATTCAGTGGAGCGACCGGGGCGCTCGACGCGACAGGAGCATAACGTATGGCCTTTAATTTTTTTGGCGCATTAGGTGCGTTCAGCCGTGCCCTGCCGGGTTATGTACAGGGCGAGCGGATGGCGGTGCAGGACAACTGGAATGACCTGAACCAGTACAACAAGGTGCAGTCCGGCCAGATTCAGAACGCATGGGACGAAGCCGTATTCAACCCTCGCCTCACACGAGAGTACGACCAAGCAGCGATGTCGAATATTGGTGTCGCGGACAGCACGCAGAACTACTTTCTGAATTCCCTCAATCGAGGCCGTGCCTATCGTCAGTCGTACCGTGACGCGGGATGGGACGATGTACTTGGTGACATGAACAACATGGCGCGTCTGGGCTCGGCATACCGTACGAGCGAGCGCGCCCTTTTCCCGCAGGATTACGGATTTGGCGGTGCCGACATGGGGTCGCTCGCGCAGCTTTCTCGGCTTTACGGCGCGCAGAACCAGAATCCGTACCAGTCCACAATGAACATCCCAAGCGTGATGTACTAGGAGAAACCCATGCCAAGATACGTCATCCCCACACAGTCCGGGGGGTATATCGGCGTCGATGGTCCCGTGCCGTACGACGATACGCAGGCGAGATTCGACGCGCTGGCCGACAGTATTGCCGCACAGAGCCGCCGCCCGGTACCCATGACTATCCAGAATATGCCCGTGCCGCGCGCCAACGCACCTATGGGTCCCAACGCCGGGCCGCAGATGCCCGTGCGACTCCCTGTGGCTATTCAGAATCAGCCGCCGTCGCTCATGCGCGAAGCGCGCCCCGGCATTCAGAATTACTGGAACGCGCCCGGAGCCTACGAAGCCCAAGAACGCTACGGCATTCCGCCCGTGCTTATGCAGCGGTCGCCCTATGCTACGGCCGGTTATATGGCGGGGCCTGACGGATCGGTGAATCCGCTTGTGGGATACCCGTCCATCTACCCGCATGTTCTGAACGGTACACCGCAGAATTATGCGGCACCTGCGATGGCCAACGCATGGAGCGTTCTCGGGCCGTGGCTGGCTCCTCCGGCGCAGAACGGCATGGCGCAGGAACTTTTGCGTGCCATGACGCAGCGGACTCCCCGCCGCGCGGCGGGCGGAACCGGCGGAGGCGGCACGCAAAGAACGACCCCCGCACAGAAAACGGCGGCTCCTCAACAGCAGCCGGATACGCCGAATCCCCCTATGGGTCCCAACGCCGGGCCACAGCGTCCGCCCGTGACAGCTCCAGCTGAAGTGAGAGGGGTGTATAACCCGACACCCATCAATACGCCGCAGTACACTCAGGGCGAGGTATTTGAAGCGGCCATCAATCAGGCCGCGCCCGACAGCATTATCCGCGACCTCGGCCAGTTTGATTACGGTGATTATTTTGTCGTGCCGGGTGGAGATGCTTCCGTGGGCGACACGGGCACCTACGCCGACCCCTACGCCCCCGGTGCTGAATCGCGTGAATGGTATCTTCTGCATGGCGGAAATCCTGACAATGTGGGCAGGCTCGGTATGAGTCCGTTGGCGCAGGAGGTCATCGAATATACTCCGCCCCCGGCGGCCACGGCACCGGAAGTTCGTGGGACATACAACCCGACTCCGCAGTTGTATGGGGAGCTCGGCAATGCCGCACGCAGCGCATTGACGAACGAGTACCGTGGTGCATACAATCCCGAGGTGCGTGGTCCGGTGCATCCGAGCATCCTTTCTTCGAGGTAAGCTATGGCCAATGACCTGATGGAAATGATTCAGGCGGCGGAAGCTTCTTCCGGTCCGGACCCTGAAATCGCAATGGATACGGAGTTCCAGCAGCAGCAATACCTTATCGAGAGCGCACTGCGTGCGCTTGGCGAGATGCAGCGGCCGCAGCCGGGGAACGCGAACACTATCTTCGATGAGCAGTTCCGCACGCTCATTGACCTCGTACCGATGGAGTAACATATGGCTTTGCCAAATCCGGGCGGGCTGTCCGGCGCGATCAAACTCTTGCCGGACTTCACGCAGCAACAGAACCAGTCGCTGGCCGACGTGACCAAGGTCGTGCTGGCACAGGACCAGCAGGCGTTGAACGAAGCCAAGTTTGGATTGCAACAGGCGAAGCTCGCAGCCGGAGGCGGCACCGGTGGTCCGCGTGCAGGCGGCAAAGGTGGGGCATGGACGGCGGTAGCGGACCCTGCATCCCCCGAAGGTTATCGGTTCGTCTGGGTCCCCGGTTCGACGGAGAAGGAACGTTCCCGCAATCAGGGTGTCATGGAATCCGCCGCCTACAGTTCGCTTTTGCAGAACGACAGGGACGTGCGGGAAAAGCTTGCCGGGCTGTCGGGCAAATCCATCGACTATCAGGCTAAAGTTCTTGACGATATCCGCAAGAACGATATCCCGCGACTCGTCGGCACCGATGACCAGAAGGCACTGAAAGCCATCGAAGAAAGCCTGAGGCCCTATACGCAGCGAGTAAAGGAAGGCCGCAAGGCCATCGATTCTACAGGCTTTTGGGAAACTGTGTGGGATGCCGCGCGCATGGGCGGCAACAAGCTCGTTACCGGCATCTCACAGATGGGCGAAGACGCCGAAACGAAGCGCAAGCTCAATGCCGAGCTTCAGGCGGACCTTGAAAACATCCGGCGCGAGAACCCCTACCTGCAAGAACAGATGCTCCGAGAGCAGGAAGGGCAGGGATTCTGGCAGCGTTCGGACGGTATCGGCGGGCTCGTGACCAACGCGGGCGTCGAACTTGCCAGTGACCCGACGGCTCCGGTGGCGATGGGGGCTGCGGCGGCTGCCTCGGCACTTACCGGCGGCGCGGCCATTCCTGCCATCGCTGCGGGGCTGGCCGGCGCTGGCGTTGGTGCGGGAGTAGAGGGGAGCGAATATGTTTCCCGTGTTGAGCAGGACCCGAATCTCTCCGAAGAAGAAAAGGCGCGTGCCATCGAGGAAGGCTTTGCGGGTGCGGCTACAACCGGTGCGGCTTTCGGCGGCCTGACCATTCCGGTCGGTCGTATCGCCGGTGCAGCAGCCCGCCCCTTCTTGCGTGGCGGGGCAAAGGCGGCGGCGAAAACTGCCGAGGATGCCGTGGTCGATGCGGCCTTGCGCCGCTCGCAGGAAGGGCTTGCCAAGCGGCTTGCAAAGTCAATTGGCGAATCCGCAGCAGAAGCTTCCATCATCAACGTAGGCGACGTGGTGGCGCAGAACGCTCTATACAATTCGGTCACGGGGCAGGACAATGCCGTGACCGAGGGGGTGCCGGAAGCGCTCGCCGCTTCTATTGCCGCAGGCGTACCATTCGGCATTTTGGGTGCGCGTCGTCGCCGCACTGCGTCGTCGCCTGCCAAAGATACGACAGAAGGGCGAAGCGACGCACCTCGTGCGACAGCTGACAGGACTTCGGCAGCTTCCGGTCCCGAAGGAGGGGTTTCGACACCGCAGACACCCGGGCTTGACCTCGTCATGGATGGAACGGAATCGTTTCTTATGCCGGATGGAAGCGTCAACCGGTTCTCGTATCCGGGCCAATTGTATAATGCCGTGGCGACGGCGGTAGACGGCGGGGTCAAATTCGACGCCGACAACATCGTATCTACCTTTCTTGAACGTACCGGCAACAACCGCGCGCTGCTGAAAGACTGGATCGACCGCGCACACCAGCAAAATCCGAAGATCTTCGACGAAAAGCGTGTAGGCGAACTCTTTGATGCCGCCATGCGGCAGGATACGCAGCGTCAGGTCTTCCGGCCTGATGAACGCCCAACGACGGAATTTGACACGGACAAGCTTGTCAGCTTCCTCAGAAAGCATCCGGGGGAACCCGCGCTGTACAAACAGCTGCTCACGGATGTCGTGGGGAATGGCGTTTCGCCGGAGAAGCTTCGTGACGCACTTTCCAATGCGAAACTCAAGAGAGCCACGAAGGTTGAATCGGTCGGCATTCTGGATGAAATCATTGAAGCGAGACAGCAGGAGCTGAGCAATGGCAGACAAGGCGGCGACGGACAGGGCGGCAATGGCGCGCCAACTCCCCGGTTGGACGCAAATGGAGAAGGACGAGCAAGAGCAGCTTATCTTCCAGATAATCAAGGCAATCGCGGAATGGAAGCCAATACCCGAAGTGTTGCTCAAACCCCTGCCGACGCAGGCGCTCCAGTCACTCCTCGAAATGGTGGAACAGTTGAAAGCGGAGGGCTTGGCGGGGCCGCGCAACAGAACATCGGACCGAGTCAAGCGCCTGATGCAGATGCTCCACAAGCGCGGCTTGATACCGGAACGGGAACCGACGGCGGACCAAGTCCTGCAACAGCAGGAACCCGAGTTCAGGAACCGGGTGCTGGCGCAGGAGTCTTTGGCGGTCAGAGAAGCGGAAGCGAACGCGGCACTGGAGGCACAGGCGGCACTGGCAGGAATGAACAGGTAAGCCCCCGTGCATCCGAACTGGCGGACATGGCGGTCACTCTGACGCGGATCAAGAACGCCGTCGATATGGACGCCGCGAATGGAGTGAACGGCTTCAATGCAAGTACATGGCCTGCGATAAAGAAGCTCATCCAGAAAGGCGTGCCCTCCGGTACGGAATGGGATGCGTTTGCCAAAGTCCATCCCGAACTGGCGAACCTTAGAGGGTCTTTCGAACGAATGCACAACGACTATCTGGATGCAAGAGCGCTTGGTGTCGATGCGGTGCTTGATGCGGTTCCCGAAGCCGAAAAGAATACTCGTGAAACGATTGAATCGGTCTACAACAACATATGGTGCGTGACGCGATGAACGGATGCCCGGATGATTTTTCCGTCTACAAGGCGGGGCAGGGGCCGCATGGCAACGGCGGTATCTTCGAGGACGGACGCCCCATCCGCAATATGAATGACGAGATCATCGACTTGCGGGATGGAGTGCAGCGCGATGCGGCACAGCGTGCCGGTATCTTCACACGGCTGCGCAATCTCATTGCGCCCGGGACGGGGCGGCCCACGAGCCTTACAGCTCCGGGCAACGACGTGAACCGCACGGACGCCTCGCAGCTTATGCGCGCCGCACGGCAGGTGGCGAAGCTCACGAACAATGCGATGCTTTCGAGGGAGAAGCTCGCAAACGACTGGGAAAACGCCTATGCCTATGTGAACGGCTCTTCGGTCGCAGAAACAAGCAAGTGGTTCGACTTCGTCAATTCCACATTCAAACGGCTCGTCAATGACCGTGCGGATTTCCACAAGTTCGTGGCCTACAATTTTGCCGACCCCGGTAAGTCGGTCATGAACAACCGTATTGTGAAGGAATTCGAGCTGATGCCTACGAAGATCCGTGGGCAATTCCAGATTTACGACCGCCAGCGGCAGGACCTTTTGTTGTCCGTACGTCCTATTGCCGAACGCTTGGGGATGGACGCCGAACAACTGGCGGCGACAATGGGGCACTACGCCACCGCCCGGCACATGGGCGAACGCAACACGCTGCTTCTGAATCGATGGGAAGCGGAACTCACCGCAGCGCAGCTTGAAAACGACCCTGTGAAAATAGCGGATATATCTACAAAAATCCGTGACCTCAGACAGCACATCAATTCCGTTGACCCGCCGGAACATGTTTTTCATGGCGGCATGACGAATGGGCAGGCGCGTATGGTCATGGACCATGTGCTCTCCCTCGGCGTCACACGGGAAGAGGCGGAGGCGTTCAGCGACCGTCTGAGCTCCATCGCCGTGCAGATTACGAATGACCGCGCATCGTGGGGGACTGTGACGCCGGAACAGGCACGAGCTTTCCCTGCGTTCCAGACCTATGTGCCGGTCCTCTCCCGCGCCAATAACCTCGTCGGTGCCGTCAACGACCTTACCGGGTACAACCCGGGCAGATATGAAGCCATTCAGGGCAGGCAGGGTTCGCCAGACAGCGCGTACTATACGGTCTTTCAGTACGCACGCCGGGCGGCAAACGAGTTCGGTATGCGCGACTTCGGTATGATGCTGGCATCGATGGAACGGGTAGCGTCGGAGCGTAACCGTGATACGGGGCTCAGGTGGGAAAACTACAGCCAGTTGACGGCCAAGGCCAACAGCCCCGATGCGGCTTACCGCAATTACTATTCGAACCTCCTCTCCCGCGCCATCGTTGTCGATGTCCCGGTCCATGACTGGAACGGCAACTTCTCCCATATGCAGCGCAGAGCCTATTACGTCGACGAGAACTGGACGGATGCGCGTACCGGGATGACCGGCGTCGCCGTCTCCCGCGCCTTGCAGAACACAAGCAAGGCGGCGACGGGGCTTGAACGGGCGGTATCGGGGCTCGCCAAGGTGACGAGCGTCTACAGTCAGGCGTTCACACGTTTCACGCCAGCTTTCGCCGTAGTGAATACTTTCCGCGATGTGGCCGAGCGCGGCATCCATATGCTTACACGCGAGTATTATGACGGGAACGGCAACCGCATCCCGGGCTGGCGACTGACCGGATCATTCCTCGTGAACGCCCCCGCTTCGGGAGTCGAGTTGCATCGGGCGCTTTCAGGGACGCTTGACCCGAACAGCATGGGCGCGCAGTACTGGCGTGAATATGAACAATACGGCCTGTATCAGAAATACATGGCGCAGCTCAATACCGAGCGGCTGTCCCTCGAAGATATGATGGGCGGCAAGCAATCGGTCGCGCAGCAAAAGAAAGGCATTGCGGCGCTCATCGACAAGCCTGAATACGCCGGGCTTAAACAGGCGCTTGATGGTGTGCAGGGCAATGGCAAGTGGGTATTGGAAACGCTGGACGGTTGGAATGACTATTTCAACAACCTTGCGAGTTTCAATCAGTTCGTCACTCTGCGCAAGGCCGGTGTCGACCCCAGACAGGCGGCGCACGGCACGCTCGAGCTTATGAACCTTTACCAGACGGGTGAATGGACACCAATTCTGCGTGTACTTTTCCCCTTCGTGAAGCCCACAGTGCAAGGTGGTATGGCCATGATGCGCACCCTCGGTATCACGGGCGATGTGAAGGACCTTCGCAGTCGCGGCCCCCGCGCAGCGGCGACCATTCTTGGCGGATACGCTGCGGTTACGGCACTTTTACCGCTCCTTAAGGAGTCGATGGGTTACGATGAAGAGACGGGCATGAGCCGTTTCGACCAGATGTCTCTGTCGGAATTGCAACGTGCTCTCCCCATTGGAGACGGCAAGGGCGGGTACGCGAAGATTCCTTTTGGCTTCGGTATTCAGCAGCTTATCATAACGCTTGCCGTAGGCCACGACCGTGTAGAACGTGGCCTCATGGCTCCCGAGTACTTTGCGGGCGAATTGCTCTTCACGCTCTTCGACAATACTTCGCCTACGGGGAAGCCGAATTTCGACATGGCGAAAGACCCTACGGCTTGGATTATGCAGGCCATTTCTCCAAGCGTCCTGTCCGGTCTTGTGCAGGCGGCTACCAATCGGAATTATTGGGGCGGCAAGGTGACGTGGGCCACCAATGAAGAAACAAAGTCGATGGCCGTACAAGGCAAGATGTCTACGCCGAAGTTCTACCACGACGCGGCGAAGGAGCTGTTGAAGACGACCGGGTACGACCTTGCACCCGAGCAGCTGAAGACACTTGCGGACGGGCTGCTTGTCGGTCCCTTGCGGCTCTTGCGTTCACTGTATATTGAACCGGCTGGAGAAACGAGAAAGGGGCACCAAGAAGGCAGTGCTCGCGAAACGCTCGGCCCCGTACTCGAAGCATTCGGCGGCACCATGTTTTACGGAGAAAAGCACGCGACCAATCAAGCCATGTACTACAACGCGCTCGAAGAATTTGAAGGTCGTATCCGCAAGGAAGCTGTCGACGTCGCCATCCCTGCGGCAATCAGCAGAGACGCGGCGGCAAAGGAAGCCTACCTGACCGAGAAACTGGCGGCTGCCGGGTGGGATGAGGCGGATATCGACGACTACCTGCTCTTGCGGGCGGCAAAGTCCGCGTTGCGTAGCAAGAGCCAGTCATTTTCCAAAGACATGCGCAACACATGGCTGTCGGCTGCGGACACGTCGGAACTTCGGGAACAGTTCGAAGCGCTTGCGGAACAGGAAGGAGAAGTGTATGCTTCCGTCCTGAACAATCTCAACTACTACAATGATGCGCGGAGCCGCAGATGATTCTCCATCTTGCCAAAGACGCTACCCGGCTGGCTGTCCGCATCCGCTCCTACGGCGGCGGGCAGGTGTCTGACTGGAAACATCTGCAACTTTGCATCATCCCCGGGCAAATTGACGCCTCCCCCTGTTGCGGTCCGGAAGCGTCGCCGTGGTACTTCCACGGATGCTGGCCCGGCGTGCGGACGGATGTCGACCTCAATGATGTGCCGATGGGCGACATCCCCGTCGTGGTCAGCGATGCCTTTGAACTTGACGACGAAGGACGTGTCGTCTTTTTGCTCGGGCCGTTCTTCCCCATGCTGCGCCCCGGACGTCACACAGGCATTGTGCGGTTCATGCCGCATAATCTCACCCCTGTGTTTCTTGACGTACACGGTATTCCGCGCAAGCCGCCGAAAGCCGCCCCGATTCTTCCGGACGGCTACGATATCGGCATGGAGTGCGGCGGGAATCCTCCGGCCCCGCCGCCTCCCCCTTGCCGCCCGCCTGAAATCTGCGTATTGGCGCGGTTCGATATCGACATTACTCCGGCTTGCGGAGAACACTTCATCGACGAGGCGGCCGTGGATTTTGCGCTCGACCTCTGTGGAGAATAATTATGGGTATTCACGACAACCATTGCGGCTGCGGGCATCCGCCTTTTCCTTACCATCATTGCGGCATTCCTCTGCCTCCCGACCCATTCGAGGGCGCGGTGCTGGCCTATACCGAAAACTCCCCTACCCGGCTTATGTGGGACACACCCGTGCGTGGAGAGCAGGGAGAGAAGGGACAGACCGGTGCGACGGGCGCACAGGGTCCCAAGGGCGATACGGGTTCTCAGGGACAGATGGGACCGGCCGGCCCCCGTGGGCCGCAGGGAGAAAAGGGCGACACGGGCGAACGCGGACCCAAGGGCGACACCGGCGATACCGGGCCTCGCGGCGTCCCCGGCGTGCAGGGCGTAGCCGGGCCTCAGGGGAACGTCGGCCCTGCCGGTCCCGCTGGTCCTGCCGGTCCCCGCGGTGTCGCCGGGCCGATGGGACCGCAGGGTGTCGAGGGTCCGATGGGGCCGCAGGGACCCAAGGGCGACACGGGTGAACGCGGGCTGCGCGGGGCAACCGGTGCACCCGGAGAAAAAGGCGAGAAAGGCGACAAGGGCGAGAAAGGTGATACCGGCCCAATGGGTCCTGCCGGGCCAAAGGGCGACACCGGTATGCAAGGCCCCGCCGGACCGATGGGACCGCAAGGCATCCCCGGTACAGACCATTCGGCGGAGATTGCCGAGCTTGAGTCCGCAGTCGAGAGGCTGCAATCAGTCGTAGGCGACCTGCTGGTTCGTGTTGTAGTGCTGGAGGGCAAGCTGTCATGAGCTACAAAAACGAGATTTTCACGGCACGACTCGACGAAGTCATGCAGAAAGACGACCGCGCACTTCCTCTCCTGCCGGGCGCACTGAATGATTTGAAGGCGCTCCTGTCGGATGACGGAGACTACACCTTTGCGAGCATCCGCAGCGACGCCAAGTATGAGGCGGTAAAAATCATGAACGTCGACGGCCTGCTTGTTGTTGACCGTGGCATCGAAGGCACCGAGCCCCTTCGACATCCGTACGGGTCCTGCATTACATTGGTGCAGCCCGCACTCATTGCAGCCGTCAAGGATCTCATCTGTTCCTATGACTGCTGTTCCGACAAACCATGCGAATGCCGCCCGGCCGCCGTAGCAAGCGTTGCCATGCCTGACGTAGAGAGCGGCCAGTACTGGCATGGCTCCGTAGGATTCACCGGTGACCAGCCCATGACGATTGCCATAGATATCGGGGACAATGACTGGATTACGGCCCGACAGGACACGAACCTCGTGTACTTCGAGGGCCTCGCGCCCAGTATGATACCTGTGGCTGCCGACACCTATGAGAACGTCATGCCGCTTCGTGTCTCTGTGAGCGTCGCAGCTACAAACTGCAACGGGCATGTCGCGCTCGTGCAACCCACTTTTTACATCTACCCGCCGAAGTATAAGAAGGCCGAGTAGATTCAGGAATCGGGTCTGGTGCCGCACCGCGCACAGCGGCATACGGCCTGACTCCCGCATCGGGTCCGCTCCCCCGATGCGGGAGTTTTTTCATTGTGCCAAACCCTTAATACAAGAACTCCCCGAACCTTGACAGTTCAGGGAGTTCTTTGCTAGAAAAGATGGTGTCAAGCGTCTTCATCTAGCGGGGGTGGAGAGCCTCTGGCGTTTAGAAACTCAGCAAAAGGAAACTATCAATGAGTAGCACAGATGTCAAGATTTTTGAGAAAGAAGAATTCGGTTCCGTGCGCGTGGTCATGCAGGGAGATGATCCGTGGTTCGTGGCTTCAGATGTAGCAAAGTCTCTCGGCTACGACAATCCAGCTAATGCTATTAACACTCACTGTAAAAAGATAAATAAAATCACCCTTTCACCTGATTTAGGGGGACGGGAAATCTCATCAAAGATGCCTCCAGTTGTGATGAATATCATCCCTGAATCCGATGTCTATCGCCTCGTGATGCGCTCGAATCTTCCGAACGCGGTGGCCTTTCAAGACTGGGTTTGTGAAGAAGTTCTTCCAGCCATTCGCAAGACGGGCGAGTATTCTACAACGCTTCCCGACTTCACCAACCCTGCTGAAGCGGCGCGGGCTTGGGCTGACGAGTACGAGAAGAACCTCGCCCTCACCGCCGCCAACCAGCAACTGACGGAAGAAAAAGAGATGCTTGAAATCGTCATCGGCAACGCGCGGGAATGGAAAGCTGTAACCGCCATCCCGTGGCTCAAGCACTACTTCATCGACACGTCTCCGAGGACCTGTGCGGCCATCGGAAAGTTTCTGGCGTCATGCTCGCGTATGCGTGGTGCCGAGATTAAGAAGTCTCCCGACAGCCGATGGGGGGAGGTGAATGTCTACCGCACGGATATCATCGATGACATGGAGCGGCTGCTCGGCATAGACCCCACACTTCTGGCAAGCTACCGCAAATAAAAACAAGACCCCCCAAGCTGTCAAGGCTTGGGGGGTCTACCGTTAGAAAGAAGGTGCGAACTACATATCCAACGGGGGTATGAGGTTCTCACATTCGCAAGAATCTCTAACCACGAAAAGGACAGTACATATGAACGGCATAATTGTCAAGCTCGAAAATGTGAATGGCAAGCAGGTTCCGGCGGTCACTTCGCAACAGTTGGCCGAGGTGTTTGGGAAGGAACACTACAATGTGCTTCGTGATATCCGGGAAACCGTAGCTAAATGTTCGAAATCATTTTGCGCCCTCAATTTTGAGGGGGCTGAATACCTCGCGATGAACAGGGCAAATCCCGGCCAATGTATCTTATGACCAAAGACGGCTTCACGATGGTAGCGATGGCGTACACAACGCCCGAAGCCATGCGGTTCAAGGAAGCCTATATTGCCGAGTTCAACCGGATGGAAGCCGAACTCCAGCGTGGGACGCAGCAGTCTTTGCCGGAGTTTCCTGCCAAGATCGAAGCTGCTGCCATCATTCTTCGTGTTGCTGGCATTACCGGCAATCAGGCCGCGCTTTCTCTCGATAAAGTCTACCGGCGTGAAGCGGGATATTCTTTTCTGGAGACTGTGGAAGTGGCACTCGAAGCGCCCACCAAGCGGCAGATTCTCAACCCGACGGAGCTAGGCAAGGCGCTCGGCGGCCTGTCGCCGCGAGCGGTAAACAGTGTCCTTGCGGCTATGAACTTCCAGACGAAAACCACGAACGGCAAATGGGAACCCATCGGTACGGGGACGGCCTATGCCGTGATGCTCGATACAGGCAAGCTCCATTCCGACGGTACCCCCATCCGCCAGTTGAAATGGGACACCGGCGCCATCCCCGTCATCCAGAATTTTCTGGATGCGGAAATCGAAGATTGACATCCTCCCTCTAAAGGGGGATTTTACGATGCATTTAACAAACAAAGGCCCTCATACGAGGGCCTTTGTTCTATCTGTCATCCTTAAAATATGCGACCGTTTCGACAAACATGGCTAGGGATAATGCAGCCATCACGCAGGCGGCTCTGCAATCCACACTCCATTCGCTTATATCCAGATTCCACATTATCAGCGAAGCAGCCAGATAACTGGCTATGCCAGCATAACATGCGGTCTTGAAGCGGACTCGGATGCGCCGTCTACCCATCTGTTCCCGCAGCTTCTCCACTTCATCCTTAAGGCGGAATTTTTCTTTTCTGCTTTCGGTCAGCTGATCTTCAAGTTTAATGCGCGCCATTTCCGAATTGCGTAATTTGTCGGTTGCTTGCGCGCACTTCGTTTGCGCCTTCTGCCCCTCCGCAGTCAGGCAATGCGCCAAAGATACCAGTTCATCGCCGGTGACGCTGCGGCCATCGAACTTGTAATACTTTTCCATCACGACCCCCAAACCAATGCCGAGCATGACGACATGAAGATGCAGATAATAACCAGTGACGTCAGGAACACGAAATTCTTTTCACTCATCGCAGATATCCTTTTATTGCCCGGCTGCGGGCGGTATGACGGGACCCACATCAATTGCGAACCCCAACTTGGTGAATGCGGTGGCGTCGAAGACCATGCAGCGCACGTAGGGCGTCGGCAATGCCTTGAGGCTTCTGGTCAGAGACATAACCTTAATGGTGCTTCTGATGCCTTTCTTGGCGAGTTCCTGCTTCACCACCTTGGGTGAAAGGTTCCGCGCCCGGCACCAGTCGTTGAACTTCGACACGGCCACACAAATGGCTTTTGCTTCTGTCTCGATACGGACGGTGATGTCCCGGTAGGATGCCGGATAGCGGATGACGAACTTGTCGAACTCCGCGATACTCATAGGGTCAGGTTCGGTCTGTTCGTCCCGCATGTCGCGCTTTACGACGAGCGTCTCGCTAGACTTCTCGAGCAGGAAGGTCGCCATCGACTCCATGAAATCCGGAGCGAATTCCTGCGTACCCTTGCGGTTCTGCGGAACGAACACCTTAAGCACCCACTTCTCGAGCGCGTCCATGTCATAGTCGAGCAGCCCGCATTCATTCGCCCACCGCCCCGCCTGCAATGCAAGGAACAAGGCATAGCCCATGAAGCGTTCCTTGTTGTCGAACTTGTGCCGCAGGAACCAGTGCTCGCCCCTGATGGTCAGAGTGTCGAGAAGGTCCGGACGCTGCATGATATAGTGCAGAAAAGTAGGTCCGGCCCATCCGTAGTTCTCGTTGCAGCAGGTCATACAGGCATTGATGTATTTTTGCACTACAGGCTGGTCTTCGTAGGATTCGAAATCACAGCAGTATTCCATGACGCGCTGGAGGGTGGCTTCCGAATCCCCGGCACAACGGGAGATGGCTTCCTTGAAGGAGCGGTTGGCTGTGGAAATGACGACGGTCGACCAGTCTCCGGTCTTCACGAAGGCGTCACCCGATGACTTCAGCTTCTGCTTCTCCTTGCCTCCCGTCAGGGTATAGGCAAGGGCGAAAAGATCATCGTCCTTCAGGTCGGTGAGCTCGTCCATGAAGCCGGGGATGTTCTGCCAGATGGCAAGCCGCCTTGCACGCGCTACAGACGACTCCATACGGGTGAAGAACTGCGTAGCCGGGTTGCCCCAGATGCTCGCGCAAGTACGCAGAAGCTGCGACTTGCCCTTGCCGGACTCGGCACTCCAGATGGAAAGGATGGCGTTCTTGGCTTCGCCCGAGCCGTATGGCATGAGCGGCCCCGCCAGAGACATGCAGACGGCAAGCTGTCCTATTTCCTGCTTGAGCAGCCTGTACATCTGCGGCACGGCCTTCCACTTTTCAAGCGACCCTTTGCGGACGAAATCTCGGTTCGCATGTTCGCGGGCGAGATCTCCAAAGCGTACATCCGCGAAGCCGTCTTCGGTTATGAGCCCGGCACCGGTGAGGAACCCTTTGCGGAACATCTGGGTATTGCGGTCCTTGTATTCCACCCATCCGAAACGGTCGTATGTACGCAGTTCCGGAACCGTCCCCTGTACTGAATTGAGGTATGCGTTCATAAAAGCGATATAGGTAGAAGGTTTGGTATACGGGTCCGCCGGATTTGCACCCGAATTGTAGAGCCATATCACGATGGCATCAGGACGCATGTGCTCTCTCACGTTGAAGACGACGTCGTGTGCGTAGCCACCCGTCGGCCACACGGAGAACACGAAGCTCCGCGCATCCTGCATCGCGGTTTCGTCGCGGTCGTAGACGCAGTAACGGAGCTGAATGCGGCCGTTGATAATCCGCTTGTCGACGTACTTCGTTTCGCCCGTCTGGTCGTCGGTGACGGGCACCTTCATATAGACGCCGTCATCCTTCTGGAAGAATCTGGTACTCACGAGAGGCAGGCAGGCCAGCTGCGCGGGCGACGGCCACACAAGTTCCTTTACGGCTGCGGGGGCGCTGGTTCCGAAATGGTCTTCGTGTGCTTCGGCTGCGGGTTCAGGCGCGGGCTCCGGCTGTACGGGCGGTTCCACAGGCTCGGAGATGATGAGCTTCGACAACTGCACGGGTGTCTTTATCTTGCCGTGATGAGGGCACGACGTACAAACACGCGGGCAAATATTTTCAAAGGTGGAGCAAAGCGCAGGCGCATCGTAGTGCGCGGCATTGAATTTCTTTTCGGTATCGCCGTAGTCATAGCGCCCCTTGTCGAAGGACGAAAGCTTGTGCGCCCATTCTCTGCCGTTTGCGCATCGCTTCATGACCGACATCATGGCAAACCATTGCGGGTACGTGCCAAGTCCTGCGGACAGGACGGCGCGGCACTGGCGCACGATTTTTTCCGCATCGGCGGTAGGCGGTTCGATAAAACCGGTCGCCTCGGCAAGCTTCATGGAGTTGGGCACGACGGGCACCTGCTTGGGCGCGACTGAACGGGAAAGCGGACGGGCAGCAGATTTGTCGACGAGGTTGTCGTAGACGCGGCGCATGAAATCGTCGGCGTGATAGATAGGTCCATTTGAACCAAGCACTGTGACCACGTTGCCCGTCTTCCGATGCACGGTGCCCGGAACACGCAGGACGCTTGCCGGGTCCTCGGCGCGGGTCGGGTCTACATCAAGTCCCTGCTCGATGCAGAGCCGATGGAAGAAGGCGGCCATGCCGCGCCACGGTTCGATGGGGATGTTTTTCCAGAACGTCCAGTAGACATGCAGCCCCATGCCGGAAGCAATAACAATACCCGGCCGCAGACCTGTGGCCTCGACGAATCGCGCCAAGGCTGCGAGGGCTTCGCCCTTGTTCTTATACTTGCTCGTGGGCTTGCCGACGTCGATGTCGGCCCAGAGACTGCGCGCCGCTACAGCATTCGCCTGCGTGCGGTGCGCACCGTCTGCGAAGGATGCGAGAGCGAAGTATGCGTCGCCGCCACGAGCGGCCGTCTCATCCGCGTATCGCTCTAGTTCGAAGACATCGCGTACCGGTATCTGACGCGGCGACTTGCCGTATAGGTTGAACGAGAAAAATCGCTCGGAAGGGTTGACACGCTGAGGGAGAATGCGATAAAGATGTGCGCACCGGATGTTGCTTATCGCAGAGCTGCGCCGGTCTCCTCCCCCTTCGTTGATCGTATCTCCGACGAAGGGGGCTTTTTCGTTTGTGATATTCGTCATGTTGTATCTCCCTTCCAGTTAAAAATAAGTGGCCACTCAGCGCAGAGCATGAGTGACCACTTACCCTATCTCCTCTCGAATTTCAAGCTACGAGAGAACGTCAATCAAGCGCTGTGCGTTAAACGCCGCCACATCTTCATTCGTCGCCGCAGGTTGCGCGGGGGCGACAGGTGCGACCACAGATGCCGTACCGCCAAGGATTTGCGCAGTCTGTGCCGCAAGTGCGGCGAGGTCTTCCGCACTCATGTCTTCTGCGGCGGGCACCTGAATTTCCTGCGGCATGGTCAGCACAGGCTTCTGCGCCTGCACAGGTGCGACGGGCTGCTGGACAGGCGCGACGGGCTGCTGAACAGGTGCGACGGGCTGCTGGACAGGTGCGACGGGCTGCTGGACAGGCGCGACGGGCTGCTGGACAGGTGCGACGGGCTGCTGGACAGGAGTCTGCACGGCAGAGCCGTCCATCGTCAGCTTCTCCTTGACCATGACGTTTTCTACTACATCTGGTGCCTGTGCCCGAGTGAACGCCTGCTCGATGAGGTCATACGGAAGGTACTCAAGCTGTCCGGTCTGCTGGTTCAGCATAGGCTGGAAGTTCCACACACCGATGGTGTGCGCCATGTTGTCGGGCACGATGCGGGTGAGGAACATGGTCGGAGAGCAGACGAAGCCGTTGCCGCTGCGCTGCTTGCAGAAAGCCGCGAGTTCGTTCCACTTGAAGATACCAGCCTGCGGCTGCGCATGACCGAAGAGCGACGAACTCGAAATGTCCAAAAGCACGGGGTTGTCGAAGTCGATATCGGCCACGCCGGTCGGCCCCATCTTCGCCAAGGCCCATACGGTACGCCGGGCGATCTTGTAGGCCCAGACCTCACGGCCGTTCTTTACGATCTTCTGCCGGAACTGAGGGGGGAGCGCCGCCGGATGCGTCCCGTTGCCCTGCGTATCGAGCCACACGAGGTTCGGCTGTTCAGGCTCCTGTCCGGGAGCGAAGTCCCGTTCATACCACGTGCAGTGGTTGTACGGAGATATCTTCAACAGGACGGCGACGAAAGCATTGACCATGATGGTGTCTTCAATGCTCCCGCCCCGACGCAACTCGAAGCCGTTGTTGGTATGGCGCACCCACCGAAGACCGCTCGAGAAACCAGAAAAGGCATCCGCGAAGGACTGCTCGGCAAGTGCCGCAAGGTTGGAGGGTAAGACCGGAGGCACGGACGAAAATGTAATAGGTGCAAGCTGAGACATAACTAATTCCTTGTGATTGAGAGTTCATCTTTTTCCACGTAGGCAAGACCGATCGCCTCAAGTGCGGCAGGTTCCCGTCCATCGCAGAGCGTTTCCACAGCATCCCGGCTTACCCGCCGTTGCAGAAGCATGGCGTCCGTAATCGGACGGCCGTTCTGGACGGCTACGCACATGTTCTTCAACATGACGCGGGCAAGCTTCTCGGTGTCCCGGATTTCGTAATGGCCCTTCGAGCGGCGGACCACTCGCCCGATGCCGTCAAGTTTCAGGGATGACACCCCGTCGGCGGCCATCAGTGCGAGGATCTGTTCCTGCAAGGGGCGCTCCTCCCCGGCCGCTATCTCCTGCGCCTGAGCCTCCAGCTCAAGCCGTCTTCGCCTTGCGTCGATATACCGGCTTATCAATGCCGGAAGCGTGTTCATCCCCATCCTTATACACCTCCCTGAACCATTCCATGAAGTCCTCCCGGACATACACAATCTTGTTTCCGAAGCGCTCGGACTTCGGCCCCCTGCCCTGAGAATCCACTGCCGACATCGTGGCCTTCGTAATGAGGCCGTTCAGCCGTTCTTCCAGCTCCTTGCGGGAAAAGACGGCAGGCAACATAGACTCGATTGCTTTGAAAAACTTCTCGCTCATAACTCACCCTTACTTATAGATTCAAACAATGTGTTTATAATTTGTCCCATCTCCCTTCCTTTGTCAAGTGCATCAAAGAATCTTTTTTCTTCCGGGAACGTCATTACACGGATGACGCTTATCTTGTCGGCCTCCTGTTTCAGAGAACTCAGCCGCTCAAGAGCCTGAGCGTAAATGAAGCCACCGAGCAGAGGAGGACCGTCGAAGATGATGGTGTCCGCCCGTGAAAGTTCAACACCGTAGGCTGTGGTGGTCGGGTGGCATACGAGTACATGCGGAGAGTCTTCATATTGAAAGCGCCGCAGAATATCCGTACGCTCCTTGTCCGGTACGGACCCGTCTATGTATGCGCAGGTAAAGCCCGCCTTCCCGATCTGTTCCACGCGCAGGCTGATACCCTTTCTGTAACAGGAAAAGACGACCACCTTGCGGTCCGTTTCCGCGATGGCATCGATAATACATGCCGTGCGTGTGGCATGGTCGATTTCCACCGCTTCCTTGTCCTTGTTCATAACGAAGCCCTGCGCCACCTGCATGAGTTTCTGGAGAAGCACTCCGCCGTTGACGGCTGTGATGGCTTCTCCGCTTTCAAGCAATGCGACGGACTCGGCTCTGAATTCCCCCCGCAACCGCTTCTGCACCGCCGTCATCTCGCACTGGCGATTCTGCGTGACTACAGGCGGGAGGTCCATGATATCCTTTTTGGCAAAGCGCACGGCGGGCTGCATGGCGTTCCGGATAATATAGGGGGCCTCGGGCCTCGGCTTGCGCATGAAGCTCTCGAAGCCCACCTGCATCGTGGTGCGGTCGAGCCATGCAGTCTTCGTGGTACAGGGCAAGCGCGTCCGGTTGACCATCTTGCACATGCCGAAGACAGTTTCGGGGTCTTCGCCCGGGCTTCCCGTAAGGCCATAGACACGTTCCAGCCCGGTGCGGTTGCAGATAGAGTCGATAGCCTTGAACCTTTTTGATTGCGTGTTGCCAACATTCGTGAGCTCGTCGATGACGACCGCCCCGATACGCCCCGTCTTTACGGCGTCCACAAAAGCCCGTTCGGACAGACGGCACGAATCATAGTTCGTGATGTAGAAGTCGGCCGGCTCATTGATGAGCTTCTCCCTGTCCTTGCCGTGCACGACCACTACACGCGCTGCGGGTATGGATTCACGGATAGTGGATTCCCATACGCTCCGCACCGTGGTCAACGTAGATATGATAAGGAAGGCACCTTGCACCTTGCCGTACCGTTGCATGTAGTCCATCGCTACGGCGACGCTGCCGGTCTTTCCTGTCCTCGGGTCATTCAGGATATAACCTCTCGGATACATGGACATAAACGCCGCCGTGTAGAACTGGTGCGCCATCGGCACGTACTTGCCCTCGATGGCGACCTGATTGCGTCTGACAAGCGGAGCGGCCAGCACAATGTCTATGCCCGTGTTCTTCATGAGCATGATGGCGTCCTCGTGCCACGGCAGAACCATAAGCCAATCACGCCCCTCCTGCACGAACTTCTTTCCCAACCCCTTGGCCGACAGCTCCTCCTTCACCTCCAGCGGCACCCGCACAAGGATAGTGCCCCTGTCCGGGTAGACGACGGCGGCATCCCCCACCTTGAATGGATTCATCCCATATGCTCCTGTAGCTCGTCCATGAACGTGTCGAGGTTCGTTTCATTGACGACAAGCACCACGCCCCCTGCCGCACGTACGAAATCATGCTCCATCGACTGGAGCTTCGTGGGCCTGTTCTTCCCGGCCTTCACCTCGATGGCAAAGAACCGTCCGCCCACGCAGCCCACGATGTCCGGAATGCCGCGCCTGCCATAAACAGTACCACGTGGCATGAAAAAGTAGATGCCAGCTTCGAAGAGGCGTCGTTTGATGGCTTCCTTAACTTTTCCTTCTGGCGTCATTCTCCCCCTCCAGCATGATGGCCTTCGTCTCATCCGGCCATCGGGCCGCCGTCCTGTCTACCACGGCGGCGTAGAAGTGCGCAGCGTCTGCATATGTCGGCGTAAGCTCGTAGCGTTCCGGCAGGTAGGGGAAGCCCCACTGCTGACACTGCTTGCGCATAGAACCGGCAGCACATTTGACGCCGTCGTCGCTTCGGCAACGCCAGCATGAGATCCTGCGTTTCTTCAACCATTCAGATTCCGTCATCATGACCCCCAATAAGGCACATAAGATATTTGCGATTGCGTGGGTTCGCCCGCAGTCCAGAAAGGAAGCTTGCCTTCCCCGGCCCGGACGACGGCCGCCTCGTAAGCGCGATCGAAAACATCTTCCTGCAAGGGGTCCCATCCATACGTCGCAACATGCGCAAGCGTTTGCAAGTCCCAAGGCGTGATGCCAGCGTAAACCGTAGGATACAGCGCACCAAAAGGATTCGGATACCTCGGGTTTCCGGCGGAAAGCTCGGTCATCACGCTACCATCAGGCAACTCCGCCGAAGCAAACCCCGGTCCCTTGTTTGTTCCGTCAAGCCTTTGTCCGAGGCCGTAATCAGGATATCGTCCGTTCATACAAACCTCACAGTCCACATGCTGGCGTGCCGTGCAGTCCGCACCACTTGCAGAACCTGTTCTTCTGGGATGGGAAATAGCTGTCCCTGATTGCCGTATTCATCTCCTTCATGAGCTCGACGACATCCTGAACAGGTGAAAGCCCCCGGGCGAAATCAATCGTATTGCCGAACGTCTCGCCGCTGTCCACATACCAGTACTCATACCGGACGACGGGGAACTTTTTGGAGAAGTGCAGAAGGAGCGCGTTTATCCTGAGCTGGAAATCGTCGTCATCCCATTTCTTGCCCGTCTTGATATCGACGACAAGCGGCGGCTTGCCGTCCGCCGGGATAACCACGGCATCCGCCCGCGCCCGGATGAAGGCCGTCTTGTCCCACCATCCCTCGGGTGCGGGGTTGAACGACTTGTTCAGCGTAAACTCTTCTTCGATGAGAATCTTCCCGCCGCTCCCGGCTGCCGCGCGTGCTTCGGCCACGCTGTTGCGCGTATAGTCGAGGTCGATCCCTTCCGGCCAGCTCGTGACGGCATCGAGGCCGGAACGCAGCGCCATCTCGACCACGTTATGGACGAGCGTGCCGCGTGACTTCTGGGCCGTCGCCTGCCAAGGCAGCTCCTTCGTGATGGTCTGGGCTTGGAATTTGCGGGGGCAGGTACGATAGGTAGACATGTTGGAAGGCGAGAATACGAACATCACTTCTTCTCCCGTGCGGTCTTTATCGTACGCACGACAAGCGCCACGTTATCATCCGGCGCTACGGTGACGCCCGTCCACATCTCCCTGTAATACAGGGCGAGCTCGGCAAACGCGGTACAGATTTGCAACATCTCGTCCTTGTCGGCGTCGCCTATCGCGCGCGCCATGAATTCTTTCAGGTCGGTGTTCATATTCGCCTCCTATGCGATGGAGAAGTTATAGCCTATTTCACCAGAACAAGCTACGGGGAAGTCGGGTGCCCACACCGGCGGTTGGGACATGAAGAACTTCATAATCTTGAGCGTCGCTTCGCCCCGCGCCTCAGGCACGGTGGAAAGCCAAGCGTCGTGAATGTTGCAGATGAGCGGCACCTTGGCCGCCGCCATGCCGATGGCCTGCCCTTTGAGCATGACGAACGACACGGCCTGCGTGACGTTCTCGGTAAGGCTCCCGCCATAGATGCGGGTCGTCATCATGGCGCGCCCCTGCCACGAGTCATAGACGAACTCCCACCGTCCCGCATCGTTGCGCTCGGCGCGGATGTTCGGATAGCGGAGCATATAGCCGTTCGGCAATCTAACGGACATGAGCGGCGGGCGTCCCGGCACGACCTCCATGAGGCCGTACTTGAAAAGCGCATCGTCGGGTCCGCCAAAAGACCCCTCGCCCCCGGCGACCATATGTTCGATGACGGACTGGCATCGCTTCCAGAACGACACGATGCGCGGGTTATCCGCCCGGTACATGTAGAGCGTCTCCTTTGCCAGCGCATGGTGCCGGTCGACGTCGTCATGGAGCTTGACGCCCATACGCAGTAACGTATGGGAATACTTGGAAAATCCAGTTTGGTAGCCTGCGGACAAGATCGCCGTCTTCGCTGCCGTCCTGTACTTCTTGCACTCGGGGTCCCCGGACTCGTTACCGTCGTGAATAGTCTTCGCCGGGATACCGGACATCTTCTCGGCGAGTTCCGCGTAGGCGTCGCGGCCATGCCGGAAGGCGTCAAGCAGGTCATCCTGCCCGGCTTCATAGGCGAGCATTCTGGCTTCGACCTGACTACTGTCGCAGGCTACGAAGACATGCCCCGGTGCCGGGACGAGCGCCTTGCGGATGGTCTTCAGCTTGGGGTTCCGCTTGCCGAGGTTCTGGAAATTCAGGGCATCCGATTTTCCTTCCCCCGTTCCCGCCCCGTAACGGCCCGTGTGAGCCTTGTGGCATTGAAGCATGACCGGAATGCTGCCCCCACCCTCAGAGACGTCCAGAAACCGCACTACACGGCTTCTACGAATAGATGAGTTGTTCTCCAGTCTGGCGGTGACAAGCTGCGCCACACGCTCGTCAGGGTGGTCCTGCATCTGTGTGAACTCGAAGTTCGTCTTGGCAAGGGCGGGCTCCCATACCGTATATGTCTCGGGGTCGGCCAGCATCCCGGCGTAGAGGTTCTTCTCCCGCACGTCGGGTGCCGTAGACATGGCGGCTTCGAGTTGTTTGCGCTTCGTCTCGGTCTTCTTCTCCGAGATTTTCATAGGCGGCTCGACGCCGAGGCTTCGCAGCATCGTGCAGAACTTGGGCTTCGAGCGGATATTAGCAAGGAATTCTTCCGTCGTACCGAAGTGGAAGACACTCATGAGCTGGCGTCTTGCGTCCTCGGTTTCCTCGTCGATCTCCACAAGGTGCCGCTGCAACAGGGGGCGGTCGACATAGATGCCGGGTTCCGTCGTCATGCGAGCCGTAAGGCTCTCAAAGCGGAGTTCCTCCTGCGTGAGATACCGGGAGAGGATAAAGAAGTTCTCCGAGCATTGCAGCACATCGTCAGCGCAGTAGCGCTTGAACGTCTCTCGTTCCTCCGGCGTGAAGTCGTCCGGCCAATGCTTCCCGTCGGACACGGCCGTGCCGTCCGTCTTTATCCCCGTGCCAAGGTAATCGCACAGGGCCTTGTGGCTGCATGACTGGAATCGGCTGATGCCCGCCGCCCGAGCAAGCGCAAGCGTGTCGACCATATACTCGGGCCTGACACCGAATCGCTCGGAGAGCACGAGGGCGTCGAAGCCATGCAGGTTATGGCCCACGACCACCGTACCCGGCGCTTCAAGACCGAGGACTTTGAGGACTTCGGGGATTTCGTGGGGTTCGTAGACATTGACGCGACCCCGGTCCACGCGCACGCCGAGAAGTTGTGCGTGAAATCGTGGGTCGCGGACATATTCAATAGGCCCCATCTTCGAAAGCGTGTAGTCCCTGCTCGACCAGAACGTTTCGAAGTCCAATGTAATCACTCGCATTTTTCGTGCTCCTGCACTACGAATTCATGTCCGCACAAGGGGCATGTAGCATGTGTCCTGCTGCTGTAGGAACTCTGGCACAACAGCGCAATAACCACGGTGGCGACAAGCATCGGTATCCATCTCTTGTCGTGGTATATGAGAAAAGCCACCAGCCCGAACCCCACGGCGACCACGAGGTAATGCACAACCGAGACGATGACGTAAGCTGTAATATCTTGCATACCCTTTCTCCTTGCGGGGGCCGCATGGCCCCCGCAGATCTTCATCTAGTCCGTTGCAGCCGTGGCTTCCATGATGGCCTTGAGCCCTTCCTCGCTCATGTCCATGATGTACTGCGCCGCCTCCTCCGGGATGCCCGTCTGCTGCGATACGGAGTAGGCCGTATCGTAGCCCGAGGCGAGCGTCGACTTCACGAGGTTGATGATGGGGGTGTTGATATGAACGCCTTCGACGTAAATATTCTTCCAGTTGATGGACTTCAAAGGCTCGGGATTGCCGTAGACTTCAGGCTGCATGGCCTCAATGCGCTGCACGTCGTCCATGTCGACGGTCTTCGTCATGATCGATGACGTAGCCTTCTTCGACGACCGAGTGCGCTTCGGCTTCTCGGCGGCCTGCTTGCGCTGCTCATCAAGCTCCGCACGCATGGCCTTCACGACGGCGTCGAGCTCCTCGATGTCGTCCATCCTGTCGATAGGAAGACTTGCAAGACGCTTCTCCACAGCGACGAGGCGTTCATTGAAGTTGGAGAACAGCCCCTTTACCGCTCGCCACTTCTCATCGTTGGCGGCAAGCTGCCCCTTGAATTCATTCAGCTTCGCCGCGAGCTTGGTGAGAACTTCTTCCAGTTGCTGCATGTGCTCATTCATCGTCCGCTCCTTTGATAATTTTGATTGTTCATGGAGATGTACCGTCCCCAGATAAGAAGCGCCTTACCCGTACCCGTCCGGGGTTTGAGTTCGGCGAGCTCCTCGGTCATCAGGCGGATAGCCATGACACGCATACCATAATACGGCGGCACGGCGTCATAGCCCCACTCATGGCGCAACATCTGCTGCACCATAGGTTCGAGCTTATGGCATATTTTCAGCTCCCGCAACACCCTGTTCGCGGAGGAATCGACGGAACGCCGCGCGCGCATTGCTGCCGCTGCTGTACGCAAGACTGTCCGACAGGCTGAAAACAAGCTGAGAATTCCATTCCCGATTACGGACCTTGACATGACTTCCTCTTTTCGTTTTATGAAACGTACATCCCATCTCTGCACATATCTTGAGCAGCTTGTTAATCGTCTCGTTCCCCGCCTTGGGGGGGGTAGATACATCCAGTTTCGATCTCATGTCATACTCCGAAGGCTTGGCGGAGCATCCCGAACATGGCGGCGGGGAGCTCTTTTACATCATTCACCCGCCGCCACCTTGACGGGGGCATGAAATCACGCAATCCGTCATCGCAGATGCCGAAGCCGTAAAGCTCCACGCCATGCGCCGCGCACCGCTCGATGATAAGTCTGAAGTATTCCTCGTTGTATGTCCTGCCGTCGGTAAGGATGAAAATAATCTTTCTCGAGTCCGACCCCGGCACGAACTTCATCAACGCTCTGACGACGCCCTCGCCGCACGACGTCCCGCCGCTCGGGACGATGCGCATCTGCATTCTGAGCGGCTCGTGCGGGTCGAGGATGTCGACGGTAGCGTTCCCCGAGAATCCCACCGCAAACGAGCGGACGGAGACGGGGAGCTTGCGCAGGCTCGACATGGCGGCGAAGAGTGAGCGTGAAGTGACGACCGCCTTCTCGCCCGACATGCTGCCCGACATGTCGACCACCATACCTATCTCGGTATTGAGCGATATCTTCTCCACACGCGAGGCGAAGACCCGCGCATTATTTACGGCCAGACGGTGGAGCTTATTGCAATCGAGCCTGCCCCGACGAAAACCTCCTTCCCGATTCAGGGCGACGGTCTGCAAGAGCGAGCGCAGGCGGGCATCGAGCACACCCGTCTCCTTGCGCGCCGCATAGATGTCGTTGGGCGTAAGCTCCTCAAGCAGACGGTCGCGGTCCCGGCCGTCATTCCCGGCGCATCCCGCCGTATACCGCTCCATCTGCTCGGGCTCGGGCGCTTCGCTGGCTTCGACCTGCTCGGCAATCGCCTTCTTGACGGCGTCAGCGAAAGCATCTCCGTCCCCCTCGTTCCCCTTCATCGCGTCACTCGGCATATCGACGCCCGCATCCCGGAGAATCTCGGCCACGTGCAGGGCGTGGTCCTTCGATTCCTTCGTGCTCTCCGACCGTGCCCCGCTGATAAGCGCGTCCTCAAGCCGTTCGGTCAGGCCGGGTACGGCGGCATCGAGCCGCTCCCCGCACGCTTTCGCCCGCGATTCCAACGCAGGTACGTCCACCGCACGCGCCCGGATAAGGCAGTAGTTCACGGCAAGCCCCGGCATGTCCGTTGCAAGTTCGTCGTCCTTGTCGAATATCTCCAAGACGAGCCGCCGCAGATTCGCCCCGCATCCTGCAAAGGCGCGGGACATACGCCGCTCTACGAAGCAGTCTTCAAAGATGTTCCACAGATGCCGTTCAAGCGGGCCGAGGCCCTTTATATCTACCCCGTCGTCGGTAAAGCGCACATGTCCGGCTTCATGGTCGATATACCCGCGCAGATACGTGAGATACTTCTCGCCCGTCTCCTCGATGGCAGGGATGATAATCTTCTTGCCGCCATCGCTCGTCACCCCAGTCATAGCCGTCGCAACACCGGGCACCACATCTACGGTAACGCCGTAGTCTGTGGAGATAGCCTTCGCCACCAGCGCCATTGATATGGCGTCCCCATACTTTCTCATCCCGTATCTCCTAGTCGAGCCGATAGACCTCCCGTCCATCCGGCCCGATAAACTTGAGGTTCTCTCTGGTAAAGCCTCGCATCTGGCTGTCGCGAATGAAGCGATAGCCTTTGGGAATCGTCTTCCTGCCCTGCACCGCAACACCCGGATACTTCTGCATAAACCATGCGAGGAAGGCCGGAAAGTCCGGCCACACCCAATCAAGGTTGCGCGCCTTTGCGATGAAGCGCAGCGCGTTGTGCCTGCGGTAGAGCCACGAGGACGTGCAGCCGTGCGTCTTGTTGTGCGACCCGAAGTCGGACCGCATCCTCTTCTGCTTGCAGCCGCACGACTGCACGTATTCCATCAGCACCTTGTCGATGCGCGCCTCAATGGTCTTGCCGCACGAGCACTTAAACTCCCAGACGGGGATGGTCTTGTTGCGACGCAACCCCTGTCTGGTAAGAACCCGCACGACGCGGAGAGCCGTCAGCTCTCCGAACGTCCTGCCCGTGATGTCCTCGAAATAATCCATGTATCCTCCTAACCGAAGATGCGTTGGTAGATTTCGTCAATCGCCACCCGGTCGGAACTCGACGCCTTATACGCGAAGGTGTGATTAAGCGCCTGCTTGCAGAAGTTATAATTCGCATTGCCCGCCGACTCCTTCAGAACCTGCATGAAGAGGCCCCACCGCAGGAGCGTGCGGGTCGACATGGTAATGGAAAGCTGCGCGACGTGCGTGTCGTCGCCGTCCCCGGCAAAGAGCTTGCGGATGGCCTGCGCAAACGACGTCAGCTGCGCCACCTCTTCATCCGAAAGCTGCGGACACGCCTTCCTGAGCATCGCGAGCTCGGAGGGCTCCGCCATGTAGTCCGCCTTGACCATGAAAAACCGATCAGCAGCGGCTGCGTTCATGCGCAGGACCCCCTGATACAGGCCCGTCTCATCGCCCGTGCCATTCGAGTTGGCCGTGGCCACGAAGCGGAACAGCGGATGCGGCTTTACGACCTCCCCGCCGTTCTCCGCAATGCAGAGCGGCGAGCCATCGAGGATGGAGTTCATCCCGGCCATCGCATCGGGAGAGAGCAGGTCGACTTCATTCAAGAGGAAGATGCCGCCGTACTTCATGGCCTGCGTGAGCGGACCGTACTCGAACTTCATGTTGCCGTCGATGACGGCATGGTGCCCGACGAGCTCCGGGAACTCCAGCCGATTGTGCCCCGTCGTCTCGTACACGGGAAAGTTAATGCGCCGCGCAAGTTGCTTCACGGCCGACGTCTTGCCGCATCCGGTCGGGCCGAAGACGAAGAGCGGGTCCTTGACGTGAGCGAACCAGAACGCAATGGCACCGGCCCACTCGGGCATGACATATCTGATGTCCTCGTCCGGAACATAGGGGTTCGGCTCCATGAAGCCTACCACGGGACGCCCGCTCTTGCGGCCCCCGAAAACCTCACCAGCATCAAACACCGTCGTCTTGTTGTTTATCGCAGCCATTGTCCGGTCTCCTTTTTCTAGTTCCAAGTCTGGTTTTTATCTTCTTCGTGTTGATCCGCAATGGCGGCAATGACGCTCATGCACGCCTCCATCGCCTTCATCCTCAAGTCTCCGCCGAGGTCTTCATCCATCATCATAAAGTCGTTCTCCGAAGGATTCGCCTTCGCCTCCTCAAAGCCCGTCTGCACGAAGGCGATGATGGAATGCATGGCCGCCGCCACGAACGTGATGCGCTCCCGAAGCAAGAGAGGCTTCTCTTCTCTGGCCTCGGGCATACCTATCACCACAATGTTCTGCCCCTGCGTCGGGTTCGTGGAATTGGGGTTTACGTCATCGACGATGCTCGTCAACGAAAAGACATACGCATCATCCTCGGGAATGCGGCCCGCTTCGTGGGCTTCGTCAAGGCTCGCCAAAGCCGATAGCAAGACACGCTCGAAATACTTCAATTCTCTAGGCATCGTGATTCTCCTTCGCATTTCGCGCCCCCGAAGGAGCGCTTGGTTTCTAGTATTCCACACCGAGCACGTCGAGCACGACGCTCCATAAGTCCTCCGGCACGAAATAGTACGCCTTCTTCGTGTTCCAGTCCTGATACCAGAACCGTACAGAGTCGACCTCCCCATGTCCGTCACAGTCGTCATAGCGAATCTCCACGCCGTAGGCGGGGCCGCCCGTCGCCAAGGTATACGTCTTGATGACGGTCTTCTCGACAGAGAGGACGCGCTCGATGATGTCATCCCGCATCTTTTCCTGCGCGGTCTGCGCGCATTCGTCAAGCGCGCTCTCCATGTCGTCCGGGTCGGGCATCTCCATGAGGCCGTCATTCACCGCACGGTCCACAATATCCTTCGCCTCGTCATCATCATCCGGGTCCCACCCGAGCGGGGCGAAAACCATATTGAATATCTCCTCAGCCTTCATCTCGAGTTCATGGCGTTCACTCATCATGTTTCTCCTTTATATGTTAAAAATATAAACTAGTCAACTATATTATATCCCACAGATTCACATCCAAACCGGCACTTCGCCATATCAGCTTCCTGTGCTGCAAGGGAAAGCAGACATACGGGGCCTGCGAAGGGACGCGGAGCCTCACCGTATCCGACCATTTGCCGTCCGTAACGGAGGCGGTGCTCATATCCAAGGCCAGATTCGACAGGTAATAGTCCATCTTCTTCAAGAGGAACAGCGACTTGGTGACAGAACAGAGGGCATTTGCGATGAACAGTTTCCCACTGTACTCTTCAAGCCCGCACAGATTGATGATGTTGACGTCCCTGTCCGTATGGAAGAACGCCTCGAACAGGACGTACTGTTCCGCGATATCCCCGACCACCCTATGTATGCGGCTTATCTGGAGATAGAAGTCAGAGTCCTGCCGCACCTCGAACATGTCCGCCTCTCCATCAGGCCCCCTGACCTGATGGACAATGGGGGCTGCGGGGTCTTCGGGCGGTGCGGTCAACGTGAGGTCAACCGCAGTCATGAGCCTTGCGTGTGCTGTTGCCATCATGGAACCTCCTTAAATAATGTCGAACAATGACGGTATGCGGGATTTGAAAGCCGGAACACGGAGCGGGAAATCCAAGTTCATCGAAACGGCAAGGGCGGGGGAGTTGCTTCCTTCATACGACCGGAGGTAGAAGTCATCCGCCCCGACGGACATAACCACAGGCTCCGGGAAATCCAGCAAGCTGCACGGCCGGCCGCCTGCGAACCTCAGCCGGGGCTCGGGTTTGCCGAGAGACAGGCAACCGGATTGCCCTTCCAGATACACGCGGCCGAATGTATTGACGATGAAAAGGGACCGGACGATTTCTTCCACGTACATTGCGTACAAAAGCCACAGGGCATGGAAGAAGCAATGGCGCTTGAGGAACACGGTACACACGCCGGAATTCCCCACCACCCCGAAGACCGCGGCAATCGATTTGGGAAAGGCCGTGCCGTAGGCACAGACCGACAGCAAAAGCTCGGGCCTGAACCCGTCGACGTACACGGTCCTGACATAATCGTGTACATGGATGTCGGCATAATTCTCGATGCTCCAGTCCGAACCGTCGAATCCATCCGGACAGGTCGTGAAAGAGCCTCGTGCCTCCATTTCCCGCCACCACCCCCTGACTGCCGCCATCAGTCCGGGCGGCTGTGCATGGGCCATGAAGTGCCTGCCTGCGGGTGAACCCGCCACAGCCTCCACACTGCAGGCAAATTTCGACATATCCTTCATACATGACTGCATGTACGACACAATCGGGTTTCTGTTTCCCGCCATACGTTCCTCCTTTACAAGATATTCCACATCGTACACACGGCACCCCCGGGGGATGTCCGCCTGTCGATGCCGATTTCCAGAAGTGCCTCGCCTTCAACCACCCGCAGGCCGAACCGCAGCACATCACCGGTGCCATGCATCCTGCACAGCCTGTGCAGAGGCGCCTTTCCGAAGTCCCGCACCCCGAACAGTTCCACACACCGCTCGGGCGAGCTCCGGTCTCTCCATACCATGTGCGTATCCGGCGAGAACCTCGGCCTCCTCGCCCTGCTGATGTATTCCAGATAGCGCCAGCCGAGGGAAAAGTCCTCGGGAAGCACACCCGCAAGACGGAAGCACTCGACGAGGCACTGGACATAGACAAGAGCATCCGGTTTCAGCCTGAACACCAGCTTCTCCCCGGACGCATACACGGACAGGCGGGCGAGCTCCATGTACCGTGCACGTTTCGACAGCCTGACATGGACGGAAACCAGCGGCTCCACCTCGTCGGGCACGTACCGCGAAATACCGAAGTCACACTGCCGCCTGACGCCCGCAGCCATCGAACCGGCGACCGCCGCATCCCGGCAGGCAAACATGTACGGCAACGTCTCCGGCTTGTAATAGCCCGACATGAAGTTTCTCCCCGCCTCACGGCGGAGCTGGACGAAAAGACTGTGTATGAAGCCATACCTCGTCTCCGACGATCTCTTTATCGTGCACAGAGCAGCCGAGCTGAAAAGTATAAGTTCATCCAGTGAAGACATGGTGTTCTCCTACAATATATCCCAGAAGCAGCCGAGCTTCGGGGGCTTTGGCGCGTCGCAGTCCACGCCGGAGCGGAACGACAGGTTGTAGCCGCCGGCAGCGCAGTGCAAAGGCGTCGTCCACACAAAGCACTGCGCACCGAAGGCGAGCGGCACGCGACGGATTTCCACACGCCCGCAAGCCTGCGCCACGCGCTCCTTGTCGCGGTCATAGTCAATGAGTGTCGCAGTGACGGCGGAAGGCGCCGTGCCACATGCCTTGAGCCTGTCAAAGACCCCGCTGTAGGACGTCGTAACGCCGCGCTCGTCCACATCCACATAGCCCTCGAAGGCGAACGACACGGGGAGCGATCTCGCAAGGGTCCCTCCCGCCCCCCGCACGGCTTCCAGAAACACGAACGCCTCGAAGTACGTATCCGGCATGATGCTCACGTCAAAGCCGGCGCCGCCGTTCCCCCGCCAGAAAGACGCCAGCTGAACGTACGACTTCATGCCGGAATCGGAAGGGGCGACGTTGATGTAAATCTCGAAAGCATCGTAGGCTCCGTGGAATTCGAAGGCTTCGGACGCGGGCGGAAAATGTCGCCTCATATCGTTTACGGCGGGCAACGAGGTTATTTCATAGCTATAATCGTATACGCGCCATTGCGAATTCAAACTATACACATGGTCTTTGTCGGGAAGTACGAAGCCTCTTGACAACACGTCGGCAAGCCGCTCCACGGGAGCGCGAACAAAGGCGAAGTCCTTGACTCGTTGCGGCGCGTCAAGCCTGTACGCGGACAAGATGGAAGACGAATCAAACAGCGTCTTCCTGATATATTCTCTAATGCTTCTCATCTTCACCTCACAGCAATGTCCAAAGGTCCGCCTCCCTTTGCCGCACGGCGGCATGGAGAGGGACGGTAAAGGTCATTTTCGCAATCACGGTACCAAGGCGGCGCGTCTCGGCGGAACCGCACCGGGGCACCCAGACGGACAGCGGCAACGAGACATCCTCATAGTTGGGATGCGCACGTATGGCGGACGACTTCATCTCGGTAACCCCGGTGCGTGACACGGGGTCGCCCCCATCCCGTCCATGCCACAGGACACCATACCCGGTATCCCTGTCGTCGACGAAATAGAACGTATCGGACACGCACACGGTCGCGTCGAGCAACAGCCCGTCCCCGTGCTTCATCGTATGCAACAGGTAGACCTGCGGGTCGAACGGCATGACCCCGACGCGGCCCATCATATTCAGACACCACAGCGCGCCAAGCAGCGCCTCGGGGTTTCTGCGGAAAATGAACCGCACCTCACGCTTCCCGCCGCCCATCTCCATGATCTCCATGACGGAGAGCGGGCTGTGCGATCCACATGAAAAGTTCCGCCTCCATCTACTGCCGATCTTACGGTTCCTCACGTCCCATGTACAATCACGCGGCAGCGAAATACCCAACTCACATGAGCCATCGCCGAACGGACGACGGACGACATCGAAGAACCATGCGGCAAGACCCGGTACGAAAAGGTTGTTGACCTCGCAAAACGCCGCCGGGTCCCCCGTCGTCCAGTCGGATGGTATGCACCCGAACCCTACGGCGTGCGTATGCTCATGGATAGTCTGGAGCGCCGTAACCACATTGAAACTGTTAGCCATATCTACTCTCCCTACACGTTATGAGCCTGCATGTGCTCGAACGCGAAGTCGGGCTTCGTGGGGTCGACGAAGTACGCCCGCCACTCCGGATACGGCAAGGGCTCGACGGAAGGCAACGGAAGCCAACGGGTACGCCATCCGTATCGACGGCTGAGTGTGTTCGCCCGGTTCACGACGCGCAGCACACGAAGGCTCTCGGACACAAGCATGTCCTCCAGCAGATACGGCATCTCATCGGGCAAAGTCAGATAGCATGACACGGCAATGGAATCATCGTCCAGGTCGATGCCGTTCATCACGGCACCGACATACGTGCCGAGCAAGTCCAGACTGCAACACTCGGCAAACGTCTCCGCCGTGCCGTCATACGCAAAAAACGTACATATGTTATCAGCCCATATGTCACAAGAAAACAACAGTTGTTCCGCCTCGGGATGAAGGCGCACACGCTTCCCTCCATGAGTGGGGCGCAAAAGAAGCCGCTCGCAGAACCGGTCGAAATCCCAGTCCCGCCCGGACTCACGCATATCCTTGGCAAACGTCCCCCGCACACACTCGCTAAACATGGCCTCCACCATCTGATGATCCATGTTCCGCCGCACGAAACCACTCGACGCCTTATAGACGAACGCCCGGACCCCATCCGGCGTGAGACTCCCGCGATCGACAAGCGTAAAGACGACGTCGTCTTCGCGCTCCTCCACACTCCATAGTATGTCGTCATCACCCATGCTCGGCTTGTCCATGAAGTTATCCATCCCGACCACATCCACACGCGACCGAGGAAACTCCTCGCAGACATACTGCATGAGCGCCAGAGCCGTCACGTTTCGTACCGGCTCGCGCCTATCAAAGACACACCGCATAATCTCAGACATGGAATCCTCCCTTATCGTTCAGGCCCGCGCTCCCTGCCGGAACGCGGGACCTTTCACAGGTTCGCGGCATCACGGCATCGGGGCATGTGCCCCCTTACTTCTCGGGCACGAGAAAGCCGAAAGGCATACCCGGCATGAGAGACCACGCCTCGGTACCCGTGTCGAGAAACGTCCAGAACCTGTCCGCTACGAAATATGTCCGGAACTTGAAGCCGAAATACTCCATGAAGCCGCGAAGGTGCTTGCCGAGTTCCTTCGAACCATCCGAAAGATACGTGGACTTCGTGGTCATCGGCCATGCGTCGGGCTGCACATAGAACACGTTCGGATGCATCGCCATCGCACCGGGAACAAGCAATGTCGGCATCAGGTGGGGCGCAAGACGCGACCCCTTCTTCAACTTCAGGCCATGCCGTATTCCGGAGTCAAAAGCGATGCAGCCCCCGAACGGCACGGACTCCCGCGACAGGGGCGCGGACTCGCAGGACACCCGCCGCCACGCAACGAGCCTGTCCTGATACCGCACCATGCAAACGCTCGTATCCCGGCAAAAGCCCGCACCGGACGGGAAACCGAAGTCGAGCTTCTCCACCGTAAACCCATGATACGGCAACATCACGGCACACTTCCCGAATGCTCGCGCCGCATTCGTTGCGGCGGTCGACGGCATTATCATACTGCCTCCTTTGTTTCGTAAGATACATGGTGTATGTTTGTATCCGATACTCTCAGACACGACAAAAGGCAAGCCTCGGCTTCACGAAGACGACGGCACGCCCAAAGCCTGTCGGCATGACGCCATAAACGGTCGGCAATGTTCATGGGTTTTCTCCTGTATGTTGGTATAGTTTGTGCATTGGATATGCGTCGGCACGGGACGGTGTGGGTACCAGCTGAGAACTCGAGTATGACTGCATGAGCCCGTGCCGAGACATACTGCATGGGGCAAGCGTCAACAGCTTGCCCGAGCACGAGCAAGTATACTTCGTGGGATGAGCGGCAGCCGAGAACCCGAGCATGACTGCATGGCGTGTGTGTGCCAGCAGCTTGCCTGAGCATGAGCAAGTATACTTCGTGGGCTTCGCCGCTCGACACGGCGAACTCCGAAAAGTAACACGCACTTTTTGCTACGTGCCGCCCAACGCTCTAACAAAAATTTTCGAAAAAATGAGCAAAAAAAAAAAAAAAAAAACCCAAAAA